GAGATGGCATGATCCATCTGGGCCTCGCCTTTCTTCTTACAGGCATCACAACTGTACTCCTCCAGAGTCTCACTGGCCAGCGTTGACCGAATACACTCCTGCAGCGTCGGTGCAGGCGCACCCTGCTTCTCCCCGCCCGGGATAGAGACCTTGAGCACAGAACCGGGTTCGTAGCGTGTAGTCGCATTTCTGCAGGCTCCACAGCGAACCGTGATCTGAGTCTGGTAGTAGAAGGCATCGATAAGTGGTGAATACTCCTTGCGGAAATAGGTGGACCAGCTCTCCAGAGAGCGCACTAGCTCCTGTTGATCCGGTGTGCTCGCCTTTCCTGTGATATCCATGCGGACTTCGCGACTGAGCTGCGTGTGGAGACCATCCAGTAGAATCTGAACGGCCTCCGCTGCATCCGCCTGCGCACCGAATCGGATATCATCATTAACCTCGTGCGCGAAGGTTACAAAGCTGCGAACAAAGCTCGTCGGTACCACGAGTTCTGTCCCAGAGGCTAACAGTGCCTTCACCAGTCGTGCCGTGTCCGCTGCCAGTGCGCCACCCTTGCGATCCGCATGCTGGTGACTCTCCCAGGTCGATCCGCTCAGATATTTCGCAAAGGGAGTGGCATACCGCAGCGCCTGCAGTGCAGAATTAAGGTAGCATGTGTTCCCAACATTGGCAAGTCCATGGCGTCCTGTAATTGTCATCGTACCCGCCTCAATAAGGTCGGTACCCAGGGTATCACCTTTTTGATGGCGGCGCCGCCCGCATCGAACACAAGGAAGGGAATCACAAAGCCGAGAATCACATCCACCGTATAGTGACCGCGTGTCAGTAGCATCAGGATGGCGTTGACGAGCGTGATGAGCCAGAAGACGGGTAGCGACAGATCGCCGTACTTGAGAAGATTCAGCGTAATGAGCGTGACGAAGGCCACGTGTCCGCTGAAGATCTTATCATAGCAGCCGCCGCCCTGCAGGAAATTCCAGAAGCCCGATCCCTCCACCACGCAGTCGGCGTGCTTGGGCAGTACCGTACTGACAACCGTGAGCGCACGTATGACGAGGACCACGAGGAGCATGAAGAAGGTTGATCGGAGAATCATGTACCCATCGGTCTGGAAGAAGGCGAAGACCAGGAGCACCAAGAGAATCAAGTGCACGATCCACTGCCAGTCATGCAGATCTGGTAGATATTTGTGCGCGATGTCGTAGACGTGTGTGTGTCCATCTAGCTCATAGTGCAGTTGGCCGAGGGTCTCTGCCCCGTACTGACATGTCAAAATCAAGAACACTAATGCGGCGATATAGCCAAGCCGCGGCAGATAGTTGACCATCCTTACTAGGGAAATGGCATATATATTATTGGGGCATGGCTCCGAATATCTCTATCGTGCGAGACCGGTGGTACCGCCTGGTTGCATGCTGGTGATCGCCGAAGAATGTGGGGCACGGGGCACGCTGCCACCGCAGATCTACGAAGCCGTCCAACGCACTGACACGGGTGCACTCTTTGCTGATCCGATCAAGTATCATGCCGCACTCGAAGTTCTCTTGGGGCGGCGACTGCGCATACGAGTGACCGATCAGGATTATCCCTTTCTGACATATCGGCTGATCAATACGGAGGGCAAGAGAGCGGTGGGTCCGTCAGGTGTTTGGGCCATTCCGTCACCGCCAGGATCCATGGTGTTGGACCCAACTGCGCGTGGGGAAGATCGTTTCACCGTGAGCGCAAAACGTGCGGGGACCACCTATGCTCATTCGGTATTCCCGACTGCTGCGGCTTCTCTGGCTTCTCTGGCTCCTCTATCTTTGACCCAGCTCATGAAACGCTCTGATCTGCGCATCTCCCAGGAAGAACTGTTTGTCCAGCGACCGGGCATCTACTATCACTTTCTCTGTCGCGAACTTGCGGATGAGGGTACGAACCTGAGGGGGCCCTTGCGTACCGTCTTTCCACAGGTGAACGCAGATCTGTTTGGTCATGGGAGACGGGAACAGTTCAATGTCGTGGCCCAGCTAGGGGATTGGTTGGGAACAGTTGATCGGACGGTCCTCGACTCGGAGCAGCGACGAACAGTTACTGCCATGAATCGCGTGGTGCGGAATGTTATGACGCGCCGATCTGCTTCTGCTTCTGCTTCTGCTTCTGGAGCGAAAGAACTCCATCGTCTGTTGTCGGTCGGCCGCCCGAATCAGGCACGAATCGCCAAGCTGATTGCGGACAGTGATCTGGCAGATCTGAACTATCGTGATCCGCATGATGGACAGACGGCACTTATGATTGCGGCTGCTTCTACAGCATTAGTAGTTGCTGTAACCGCACTCCTAGGACGCAGCGTCGACCTCGATACCCGCGACATTACCGGAAAAACGGCGATTCATTTTGCAGCAATGGGGGGGCTGGCGCCCATCACCGCACTCATTCAGGCCGGTGCCAATGTCCGCGCGACCGATATAGATGGAGTAACGGCGATCCATATTGCGGCAGAAAAGGTAGGTACAGCACCGGCCATCGCGGCTCTCGCTGCTGCAGGAGCCGATCCTTCTGTACCGGATTATGACGGTGATACGCCCCTGCACGTGGCGGCTGAACACGGAAACAATGCGGCGATTCGCGCCCTGGCCTTACTCTTAGCAGGGGCAGGAGCAGGAACAGGAACAGGAACAGGAACAGGAGCAGTAATCAATGCACAGAATGCCGAGGGACTGACACCACTCATGGTGGGTGCGGCTTCGGGACATGTTCATGCGCTGCTGCGTATACCGGGAGTGAATCTGGGGATTCGCTCACGGGAAGGAAAGACTGCGTTGGAAATCGCACGCGACCATGATGAGGACGAGGTAGTGGAGGAACTGGAGGCTCAGCTGGCCACGAGATCCATAGATGAGAGGTCCGAAAACGCCGCCTTAAGGGCATCCATATAAGTCGCCGTCGATGGCGTGTTCGAACAGGTCTCCTTGCCCAGGAGGAATGTCAGATAACTGAACTTGTCACGGAACTCGAGCTTCTTCTCTCCCACATAGATGAGAAACCCGATCAGCGTGGTGACAATCGCCGTACTGATGATCGCCGTCTTGGCGACCTCAATCTGCTTCTCATGTTCGGGTGTCGCATCCTTGACACGTCCATCGTAGAGATCAATGAGATAGAGCATACCCAAGAGAAAGACGAGGCCGATCCACCAGTAGGCGGACATGCGCGATGACAGCACGAACCAGACATAGATTACTGCACTCACGCCCAAGAGTGTGGCCAGTGGCATGTAGTCATCGAGTTCCGTATCTGTGACAACGACGAAGAAGATCAGTGTCAGAAACCCCAGGATGTGCCGAATGACCATGGAGTTACCGATGAGACGGGTCGAGTGACAGGGGAAAAGCGGCTGTAGGAAGGAGCCCGCGAGTACCAGATACAGAATGAAGACATTCCGACCCGAAAATACGAGATCTAACATGGTTCCCTCTAACTGGCCAGGAGCAAATGTGTGATCACGCCAAATATTGACAGGATCCGCACTAGCCAGATTAGTGCAGATATGATGTCAGCAACAGTACCACGGCGAATTCCCAAGTTCCATGTATACTCCTGTTGGGCTTTAAAGCGGCCAGGTGAGTGCGAACTCCGTGGTAGCTCCTTGCTGGATGATACTGCACAGACAGAGGATGAGGCCAAAAAGCAGACCATCATGTACGAGGAAAGGGGCCGCGCCTTTGATCTCCTCTATCCTATACTGACGGAGCACCGCACAACGCGCTATACCTACATTCATTGTAGGCCAGAGTGGTTTACAGAGGATGAGGCAGAGTCGGACCAAACCACGAGCGCAGATCTGTCTGCCCCGTCGCTTTCTTAGAGACTTCGCGCAGCAGCTCGCCGAAGAGGAGCTCCTCAGCCAGAGCTTCCCGCGCATCCACCGGATCTTTCTTTTTAATGGCCGCCAGACGATGCGCCTTGTAGCCAGGCAACTTATCCACAACCAGACCAAAGACCTGCGCCACCGGCTTGGCGATCTGGTTCGTGATGTAGAAGGCATAATCCGGCTGGAGATCGTGTTCCTGCATATAGGTCGGCGTCTCAATGCGCTCACCCTGTGAGGCCGTCTTCTTCTTTGTCATGATATAGACAAAGGGGATCCGATCATTCGACGATGGCTTATTACCTGGATCGCGTTTAGCGATCCTATCCGCCAGTACCTTGTGTGCCGGCGTGGACTTGTACTCCGCCCGCAGTGACTTGGTGATCGTGAGCCGCTTCACGGGGAAGACACCGGCCAGCAGATCCCGTACCGCCTGCTGCACGAACTCAAATGCCGCCTTGATATCCCGTTGGGCCAGGATGCGTTCGATGGCACCGCCATAGACGTACTTGACGATGGGCGCATTGTCCCGCCGCTTCATGACGATCCCCATGCTCTTGCGATGGTAGTCGCTGTCATTCAGTCCGCCCTCCGTCATGTCACCGACGTAGCGCTTCTTGGACAGCAGACAGAAGCAGCGGAACATCTTGTCGAACTCGAAGTCATGGGGCGGTTTGAGAGCACCGCTGATCTTGCCACCCGCCTCTTCCGCCAGTTCCTTGGCTGCTGTCTGTGCGGCCAGACCAGTGAGGCGCAGCCCCGTCAGGGGATCGCGCGGCCGGAAAGAGATGAAGACGGAATCCGTGTCACCATAGACGACCACCGCCGAACAGCGCGGATCACCCGCCATAGGCCCATAGGCCGTCTCGATACAGGCCTTACTGAAGAGGAGCTGCTGACGACCGTGTGCCGTGGTAGAGGCGGCGATGCATTTGCGGCGAATCTTGGATGTGTTAGAACCCAGTTGGCCATAGAGTGAGTTTGCCGTCAGTTTATAGGCCAGCTGTTGGGCATCCAACAGCGCCTTGCGGAATTCATCGGTCTCCTTTTCGGCGAGCTTCCGTGTTGCCTTACGCTGACTGAGGAGTTTTTGGAGAATCTTTGGCAGGGTGGATTTTGTACCATTCGTAGGTTGAGCATACCGACAGACACGGCGTCCCCAGGGTACCAATGCGGGATGTTTCCGTTTGTCGGCGGGGTCGGCTCGCAGAATATCGTATTCGACCTCGAGATAGTCCTGCCCTGGTAGATTATCGTAACGGTCGGAGCCCTCCTTGACCTGTAGCAGACTGGTACCGGTGAGGTCGTAGTCCTTGACCCAGACCAGTGAGTCATGACTGAAATTCTCACTGATGATGGATGAGGGATAGAGTGAGCTGAAATCGAGGGCGGCCACGGGCTCGTCGTCGAGGTAGATTCCAGAGAGTGGATCCAGTACGATGGCGCCTTCGTAGCCCTCCTTGTCGTCGGTTATGATCTCGGGCACCTCTGCAATAGCGGAATCTAGAGCTGCTACTGCCTCCTCCAGGCGTGGCGGCGCCGGTAATACAGGGATGAGCTGATTCTCCTTACGGCACTCATAGAAGACCAGTGATTCTGACTTGATGCCCTGTCCGCGGGTGAAGATAAAGTCCACCGGTACCCAGCAGACGTTAGCCATGGCTACCGCATTATTGAGCACTTCCAGCTTCTGAAAGAGCTCCATCACCAGGTCGCAATCCTGAATACAGTAGCGCGCAACTTTGGCTCTCTCCGCAGCCCCCTGGGCGTGCAGTGCAAAGATATCCTTGGGACTGACATCGTCCTTGCTCTGGCTCCATCGTACTACGGGTGGGCCGTGGTCGGCCAGGGCGGCGGCGAGATCTGGTGCTCGCACCTGTAGTGCCTTGGGCTCTACGGCGATTACTTCGAGCTTGTCGCCGATCACGTCGTTCTCTTCATCCATGAGGACAATATAGCGACCGACGGTGGTGCCCTTGGTACTCTTGGTTTTGATGATCCATGATTCAGACTCCGTGGGATGCGGCAGGACGGAGGTCACCGACCCACTCATGAAGGTCGCAGTCACATTGTCCAGACTATAACTATCTAGAACCGCGTTGCGTCGCACATAGGCTAACAGATCAATGTGTAGGCGTCCGTCTCCCGTAATGACATGGAAGGTATTGTCTCCCATGGCTGAAGAACTGAGCTTCTTCTCCTGGAGCCACGGCTTCTTATCCGTCACGCGGCTGAAGGTCGCCAGTGACTTCTTGCAGCGATTAACGTGGGCGCGGTCCCAGAGGTATTTGTCGTCGAAACCGAAGATGTTGTAGCCCATCATAATGTCGGGGTCGATCTGACCAATCAGCTTGCACCAGGAGCGCAGCAGATGTGCCTCCGACTCACACTGATGTGTATGAACAAGGGGACCAGGTAGACTAGTACAGCTGCCGAGAACAAAGATGTCCTTACGGGTGGGCTGGCCGTTAATGTAGACCACGGAGCCGATCTGAATGATGGGATCGCCTTCGGGCGGTGGCAGATGCTTTGAGAGCAGGGCGTCCACACGGTCAATGGCGTCGTCGGCCTCGGCGGAGATGGTGGGGTCCCAGACTTCGGCTAGAGCGGCAAGGCCGAGGGTCAGTTTGCCCTCCGCGGTGGCGGAGAGAAAGACACGACTGAGGTGCCCTGCTTCTGCAGAAACAGCAGCCCGAATGGCATCGCGAACAGCAGGCCACTTACGGAGTCCACTCTGTACAATCTCGCGCGCCGGCTTCCTCCAAGTCTTGATTGCCAACGGAAAGTCGCCGTGACTGCTGGTACACTCGATATCCCAGGACATGATCTTGAGGGGAGCGTTAGAGAGCTGTATCTCCGCTGCTGATGGACTGACATCGGACCAGGGTGCAGTGGCTTGGATCGCCGTCGTCGTGGTGGCATCAGCGGCTAGCTCCCACATATCCGCTGCCACGGTGACCCAGCCCGCGGGCTTGATCTCACGAAGATGAAAGAACCGCAGGATGGGATCAATGTTTGCCTCGAAGACGCGCAGTACCGTACGTTCGCGCCCGTAGGGAATCGGAATAGCGGTATCGGCATCCTGACAGATATCGCGCAACTTGGTCCAGAGCCGCTTGGATTGGGTGGCGATCCGAAAGAAGGTGAAGAGCTGGTCGTTCGTAAAGTCCCAGAAGCTCTTGTGCTTCTCGCTGGTGATGGTGATCTGACGCTGTTCGTCGTCGTCGAGGTTGCTGATCAGGTACTGTTGGTAGCGCGACCGTTGGATGGTGGTCCAACCTTCGGGCATCTCGATATAGAAGAATGGTTCGAAGCCTGTGACGTCGAGACTAACAGACTTACCCTCTGCAGTAGCACCGAAGAGTGTGATCTGGTACTCGTGCCAGCTGGTGGGAGTATTCGTTTCATTGGTGTATTCGACATCCTTAGCGGTAGAGCCGAGGATCTGGAACTGTAAGGGAATAGTTGTAGCGATCATTGCTACGGGAGGCGTGGAGGGGCCCGAGGGGGCAGTCAAGCTTAGTGCTGCTTATTGCTGCGGAATGCTGTCAGGAATGCGGCCCAGGGATTACCTCCCGATTGCGTGTAATCCTCTGAAGAAAATGATTCACTGATCGGCCTGGCAGGGATAGCCGGCAGTGGGTTCTCGCTGACCTCAGTACCCGGAATAATGGGTACAATGGGTTTGGAAATGAGCGGAGAAGGAAGTGCACCCTTCTTGACTACGGCCTTCATTTTAGAGATATTCCGCGGTTCCGTGGCCTCCGTCAACTGGCCATCCTTATCGGCAAATAGAACTGTGGGTACCATCTTTACGGGCTTCCTCTTTGACATATCGAGCTGGTCGTAGACATTGGCCTGCATGCTGATGAGATTAGAATTCTTTCCGCTCATTCGCTCCAGCTCGCGCCATATGGGCATGTAGGTGTGACAGTAGGAGCATTCGGGGCTGAAAATAAGGAGTATGGACATGGGGCCACTGTTTATCATGGACTCCATGGACCGGGCCTGAGAGGGAGAGGACATACGCAGGATGCGCCCGCTGCTGCGCCGTCTAGTACTGCTCCGCCGACGAGTGCTTCGTTTACGGTTGGTCATTCTCTACTATCGGCACACACAAAAATTAATGTCACGGAACAGAGATGGCCAACTCCTTTGGTACCAGTAATGCCAGTATTTTAACCAACATCAAGCCGACCAATGGTCTGATAGTGATTGGTCTGTTTGTCCTGCTGGCTATTGGAGTCATAGTCGCCTATATCTACATGGGTAGCGCCCGTACTGCATGTCCTACTACGCTCCACCGCACAGAGAAAGGTCGACTCCTCCTGAAACCGATGGAGAAGAACTTTTCAGACATGAATGATTTCGAACAGTGGTGGCACTCTTCCGGTATGAACGCGCGATGTCCCATTCCCGTACTAACCGGTGAACGAGAAAAGCATCACGGTGAAGGAACGTGGCCGCGTGAGCAGACATCGGCGCAGACTCCCATCAACAAGGTGGATGACTACGAGTTCTCGCGCATCTTCGGCGTAGAACGCAATGGTCGCATGGATGTGCCCCGCCAGAACTTCAATGTGTTACTCGAGAAGCGGACCTTTGACTGGGCCGACAAGCCCTATTCCTCGGATGAGCGACGAGCCAAGTATGCAGGGCTGCACGAGGGCTTTACGACGGACGGCGATCTCGCATCGGAAGCCATGCAGCGCTTCGGAGAGAAGGGTGAATCTACGGATAAGGAAGTGGCCGCGCTAGTGGCGAAGGCCTATGAGAATGACAAGGACTATGAGCCGGTCGTGACCAAGCTCGGTGTAAATCATTGGGAGGTGAATGAGCTTGTCCCCCGCCATCGTAAGGAGAAGTATTCGGATCCCAGTGTTGACAATCGCGTCGTCAATACGGATAATGACGCGGTTGACATCAACTTCAAATACAATGAGGGGCGGGCCTCTAACTCGGCGATTGATCCCTTCTTCCCGCCGGATGATGGCATGCTGCCATGGCAGAGTGACCGGTACGCGCGTGATCCCTGGTATGGCCCGGTACCGGGCATGGAGCGCATGTTTGGCCCCTCGGTAGACCGTGCTGATTGGGTCGTGGATGATCCGGTAGGCCCGCATGGACTAATGCTGCCACAGACACCGAACTAGCTGCGGCTACCACCGTAAAGTACCAGGGCCTTCTCAGAAATAGACTGATTAACCTTCAATAGATCAGGAATCGCCTGTCGCAAGTCGCTCTGTCGCAAGCCGCTCTGTCGCAAGCCGCTCTGTCGCAAGTCGCTCTGTCGCAAGCCGCTCTGTCGCAAGCCGCTCTGTCCAACACTGAAACTCGACTGCACGCAGAGCAGGCTCTGACCGATCGCATCCCGCCACTGGCTAATCGTCACGATGCGACCCGATATGCCGGTCGGCCAGGTGGACTTGGTGGAGCGGTCGACGGCACCAGAGGGAATGGGACAGACAGTGTTAGTACAAAGTGGCTCCGTACTAGGTGTAAAGGGAATGAAGTTTAGTGTTACCGAAGTGGTCACGCTCCCATCCGTTATGATGGGACCGGGATTATTGAACTTTACCGTCATGGCCACGGGCTGGTCTGCCACGGGGGGATCGGGTAGAATGGCGAGCTCCGTGGGGCGGAATATAGAGCTAGGGTCGCAGTCTTTGATAGCACCTTGTCCAATAGTCGCAAACAGACTGATGGCGGCAATGAGACGAAAGAGCATTCTTACTGTACGTGGCTCAAAATATGACGGGTTGAATGACCGGCACCATGCTCACGGTACGATGTCTGTGATTAAAGTCCTTTATAATAACTGCTACGGTGGATTCAATTTCTCCGCAGCATTCCTAATAGAGTATAGGGTGCGCACGGGGCGCACTCTGGATATAACTAAGGAGCTCTTCCGTCTCGGTGTTTCCTCCATTCGGTGTGATCCGGTGGCCGTGGCTCTGGTCGAGGAGAAGGGTTCCGAATGGGCATCGGGTCTGAATGCATGGATCATGGTACAGACTTTCCCCGATATCTTTGAGCGCTACTGGGACATTGATGAATACGATGGCGATGAGTCCGTTCGCATCAATGTTTCCGCAGCCTTTGCCGACTGTCTGCACACCTTCATGGATACGCGGGATCTCGCCGCCTTGGAGAGGCAGTACGTGACCATTCAGGAGGCCAAGAAGCTGCTGGTTAAGCCCGATGAGATAGATCCACCCATGGTACTTAAGCAGACAGCGACAGCGACAGCAACAGATGGCGCAAATTACGGAGCCTACTTTGACACTAATCCTTGATGTACGTGAGCGTGCGCTAGCTACAGCCATGGCAGCGATCGGACTTCCCTTTGAGAGTGCCGCACTCGAAGTGGGCGATATTTTGATTCAGAAGACCAGTGGCGAACCGCTGTTGGTCATTGAGCGAAAATCCCATGCGGATTTTGCCGCATCGAATACGGATGGTCGATACCGCGAACAGCGGGCACGATTGATGGCGGTGCGCGGCGGCGGCTGTGCTGTACTCTATATGCTGGAGGGGCAGTGGACGGCGACGGAGAATCGTGTCTGGGGACGGGTAACAGAGGGACAGCTCAAACGGCTCACGACGCGACTGACACTCCGCTATGGCTTACCGGTACTGGCGACTGCCTCGATCGATGATACGGCACGATGGTGTAGGACTCTGTTAGCCCAGTTGACGGATGATCCAATGGTCTTCCAGGCGGATGATGCTGCAACGGCGGCCATGTCAGGATTCACGGCCGCATTGTCGATCAATAAAAAGGGTAATAAGACAGCGGCCTCGACGGCTGCGGCAATGCTAAGTGGTATTCCCGGACTCGGCACCAAGCGTGTGGAGGCACTTCTGACCACACATACGATTGCGGAGCTGGCGGTCCTAGAGGTACCAGATCTGGCGGTAATCTCGGCTGGCGGAACACGGCTAGGGATAAAACTCGCTGAGAAGATGTTTGAGGCATTTAGGGGATGAAATTGGCTTTTTGCTTTCTTTCTTATGGGACCTGCCCGATATTTTAGATTTCTTAATTAGGAGGATGACTGACATGTGGCATGATATCACGTTCAAAGTCAGCATAGATCAGGATGTGGTTGAGGACGCGTCTAGAGAGGAAATTTACGATGTTATCGAACGGATGTTTGACGACGTTGATACGGAGTGGGAGCAACTATATAAATCTATTCCCAAAAAGTTTAAGCGCATTGCGATAAGCTACACATTGTCCCCGATTACTTGCACTGTTTTGGGCATTAATGTTAAGGCTGAAAGGACGTACACTGTCACATATTCTCATCGTGATGAGGAAAAGGTTCAAGCCTATTTGATGGGAGATGTTAAAGATAATTTGGAAAGGAATATCGGATTTAATACCTATGACTTGTTTGGAGATCTGCTCTTCTTTAATGTCCAGGCGAAGATTCGCATGTCATGGTCACGTTCATCATCCTCTTCTCAGCGTTCGTCCTCTTCTCGGCGTTCATCCTCTTCTCAGCGTTCGTCCTCTTCTAAAAGACGCAAGTTGGAGAATATTTTTTCACCCCGACCATCGCCTTCTCGACGATCATCCTCGTCTACCAGAGGCACGCGCAAACGGCGGCATTAGTCCTAGCTCACAATGAGAGTACTCATCTGCTGAGAAAAACACGCTTCCTATAAAACAGATAATAGAATCCACTGAATAGAAATGAATTGGTTACTCATTGGTATGTTTGTCGTACTTATTGGTCTCTTAGTTATGATGCCTATCTATGAGCAGTTCGCTGGTTCTATAAACAGGAAAATTCCCCAAGCTGGCATGATAGAAACCCGAACTCTGGATAATTTCCGTGGAGGTGGCGGTGGCGGCTATGGTGGAGGAGGAGGTGGCGGTGGTCACGGTGGCGGTGGTGGCGGTCACGGGGGCGGTGGTGGTGGTCATGGTGGCGGTGGTCACGGTGGCGGTGGTCACGGTGGAGGTGGTCATGGCGGTGGCGGCGGCAGTACTAGCTATGGTGGTGGTGGAGGATGGTCTTGGTGGCCCTGGTTCTCTTACCCTGTCTGGGGTACTTACCCTTGGTGGAGCACTGCAGACTGCACTGTGAGTGGCTGTCCAGACAATCTCCGATGCGTTGTTCGTACGGGCAGCACGAGTTGCGAACCCTAAGAAAGAGCAGGTCCGATCTTAAGCTAACTCACCAAGAATAGATAAGCATGACAAGTCCCGCCCCATCATTCAGTGACGCCAAGGTCTATAACCCGTGGAATCCCAACAACCGCGATATTCCGGTTGCCGAGATCGCACGTATCTGTAACTACCAGCCCCGACGGATAGAACTCTTCCGTCAGGCCTGCGTACATAAGTCTTTTGTATCTCGCGACCAGCACGACGGTCAACTGATTGCGCCCCGCCCCGCCGACTGTATGGCACTAAAGACAGCCGACAATGAACATCTTGAATACGTTGGGGACGGTATTCTTGATGCCATCGTGGGCGAATATCTGGAGAGACGGTATCCCGGTGAAGGTGAGGGATTCTGGACCAGTCTACGCTCAGAGCTGGTCAACAATGAACACCTCGGTGAGCTCGCTCTGAAGATGGGAATGGCACCCTGGCTGATCATGTCGCGTCACATGGAGGAAGTCTGTAGCGGTCGCGAAAATCGACGGATGCTGGGGTCGATGCTCGAGGCTTGGATCGCGGCCATGTACCGTGACCGCGCATCAGAGGATATGAAAACGGCTTTTTGGCATGTCCAACTCTGGGTCATCAGTGTTCTTGAGACCTGGGTTGATTTCGGTGAACTCATATCGAATAACACTAACTATAAAGATCAGCTGTTGCGCTATTATCAGGCTACCTTCCATCAGCCGCCGCGCTACAAGGAGGTGTCGACAGAGGGGCCTCTACACAATCGACTCTTCACCATGGGAGTACTATTGCCAGACGGTAGCGTGCTGACGACGGCAGTGGCACGCAACAAGAAAGATGCTGAACAAGAGGCATCCCGGCTTGCGCTAGTACAGCTAGGACAGCTTTCGGAGTAAGTGTTAGAGTATGCCGCCAAAGATTGGGCAACGATCGTTTCCACCAATTAAGAAAGTTGAAGTTGGTTTCACTGAATCCAAATACTCAACTGCTCCTGCACCTGCACCTGCAAAGACAGAAAGGGCGCCTGCAAAGACAGAAAGCAAGACAGAAAGCAAGACAGAAAGGGCACCTGCCAAGACAGAAAGGGCACCTGCAAAGACAGAAACCAAGACAGAAGCCAAGACAGAAGAGGCCCCTACAGAACCCGCCGACGATGAGGATTCAGCACCCGCCCTCGTCGTACAGGAAATCGATGTCGCCACCGATGCAGAAGAGACCGCCACCCTAACAGAATTCCATACGCGCATCACCGGAATCGGCGGACGCATCACGGCAGAACCGCCTCCTGCCGATGCACCCATCCTTACAGAAGCCGACTTCACCGCTCCATGGAAGATGGCCATGCAGGGGCGTGCTGCACCTGAAAAACGCGCCAAAACCTACACTCCCATCTCTTCCTCCAAATTTTCGGAATTTATGATGCAGACATATGGACAGTACAGTCCTTATTATTCTCAGATTGAAGAATTGTCTCTACTATTGGCGGAAAAGAAGCCACTTCCAGAAAAGGAGATAGATCAGGATGCCTGTAAGCGCCGCGACCCCAACAAGGTTGAGACCTTCTACTATCAAAAGCTGGTACGCGATTATCTAAGTTTGGCCACACCATATCGCGGTCTCCTGGTCTATCATGGTCTCGGCTCAGGCAAAACCTGTACCTCCATTGCCGCTGCCGAGGCGCTCTATTGGGGCCACAAACGGAAGATCTTTGTATTGACACCGGCCACGCTGAGTAACAACTATCGTCGCGAACTGGCCAAGTGCGGTTATTTTCCACTGCGCAAGGAGAATGAATGGTCCTTTCTCAAATATACGGGCAGTCCCACAAGCAAACACTTTCTCTTTGATACTATGGGCTTACCTGAGGATTTGGTGACCAAGCAGGGCGGTGCATGGATGCCCAATCCGCTGCGTCCGTCGAACTGGAGCTCTCTCTCTCCTGAAGTGCAGGCCTCTATCAAGAATCAGATGTCCATACACCTCAACTATCGCTTCAAATTCATCCACTACAATGGTGTTTCGCCTACTGCCCTGGCCGCACTGGCCGAAGAGGGATTCAATGTTGGTGAATCCATCTTTGACAATGCTGTCGTCATCATCGATGAAATCCATAATCTCGTACGCACCATCAACGGTACCCAGATCGGTTCTGTTCCACTGGCAGATTTCATCAAGCGCTTCGAGCCTAATGAGCCCACATGGTCACTGCCCCTGCGTAAGAAGCGGCAGGGCTATCGCTATCCGCGTGGCTATTCGCTCTACCGTCTTCTCATGAACGCGGTGGGTGCGAAGATCATTGCGCTCTCTGCCACTCCCATGATCAACTATGCTCAGGAATATGGTATTCTGCTGAACATCGTGGGGGGCGAACAGCGGATGGCGGAGATCTCTTTGGCCTCGGCCTCGCGGGAACTCACTGCCACTGCGAATCTTGAGGCCTGGGCATCAACTCATCCTGAGATTGACTATTTCAGTATTGAGGGTTCGGGGGGCGCGGGTGGTTCCTCGGTGCTGACGATTACGCCGGTACCCTATGGATTCCGTAAAGTGGTTGATGAGACTACAAATCTCTCCCGTGGCATGGTACGTCTGCCAGATAAGGAGGTGGGGCCGGTGGGGAAGAGTCGTGAGCGTAACATGGCGGGCTGGGCGGCGGCCATAGTAGCAGAGATGCAGGCCAAGGGACACCTTACTGCTGCTGCTACTGCTGCTCTCCATACCAAGCCGCTGCTCTACGACAGCGGCAAGGAGTTTATCGCAAACTTCATCGATCGGACTACGCTGGCCATCAAGAATGAGAATATCCTGACCACCCGTGCCAGTGGACTCATCTCCTATTATCGCGGCGGCTCCGAAGAGCTCATGCCCCGTACCTCACGTAATGAGATTGTTGCAGTCCCCATGTCCTCACACATGTTTCAGGGATACTCGCGTGCGCGCATGATTGAGCTCGAAATGGATACAACGAAACAGGAGGAGAATGAGGACACTGCTGCCGGTACTAGGAAAAAGAAGGGCAAGACAGTTCAGGAAATGGATCTCTATGCCCAGGCCACCAAGAGCCTGCAAACCGGTTTCCTGGCACTCTCCCGTGCGGCCTGCAACTGGGTCTTCCCTGAGGGTGTGGAGCGCCCTTCAATGAATAACAAGGATCAGACCAAGATCCTTGGTATAGATGAGGGCAAGATTGTTGCAGCGGATCTCGTGGGCGACATTGATATCGATATGGAAGAGTCGCCTCTTCTAGCGACCCTCAGCGAAGCCGATGGTCAAGGCGAAGCCGATGGTCAAGGCGAAGCCGTCGTTCCTGATGAACCAGAAGCAGCAGCAGAAGTAACTGCACTAGACAGTACGCTGGCAGGAATTGTCGGTACGCTCATGTCAGGCCTCGAGGCCAAGGGTGACGAATACCTCAACAAAGGACTTACACAGTTCTCCCCCAAGTACGCCGAGATACTGCTGCGCATCCGCGCCAGTCCTGGCCCCGTCCTCGTTTACTCTCAGTTCAAGACCCTCGAGGGTCTCGGTATATTCGCAGCCGTACTCCGCGCAGCCGATGAGAAATTCCTGCCTCTCGATATTCAGAAGAATGCCGAGGGCGAATGGGAGATTCCAGAGGCGCTAATGGCTGAGAAAGGCCGACCCCGCTACATCATGTATACCGGCGACCAGGATCTCGACAAGCGTCGTCTCCTTCTCCAGCTCTACAACGCCGACGTCACGGGTCTGCCACCCATACTCTCCGCCCAATGCGACACACTCCTGGCAGGAGGACCCGATAATCGCGATGGGCGAATCTGTAAGATCTTCATGATTACGCAGTCGGGTGCAGAAGGTATTTCCCTATTCAACACGCGGCAGGTTCATATCATGGAACCATACTGGAACAATGTTCGTATTCAGCAAGTGGTGGGTCGCGCAATTCGTCTCTGCAGTCACATGAATCTGCCATGGGAAGAACGTACTGTTGATGTCTTCACCTATCTCTCCGTCTTCAGCGATGAGCAGAAGGCCACGGGGTCCAAACAGATCATGATGGCGGATCAGGCCATGACCACAGATGAGATTATCTTTGGCATCGCCAAGGCCAAACAGAAGCTAGCCGATGGACTGAACGGTATCTCACAGAACGCGGCCATTGACTGTCAGGTTCACTTCTTCGAACACGGGGCGGTGACGCACTGTCTCAAGTTCCCCCCTGGCAAGCGACCATTTTTTCTCTATCACCCTGACATTGATCGTGATATCGCCGAGCGAGGCAGCAGTTAGACCAGGTTCGCCCAATCGTCGTTCATGTCAGTCGTTAGTTGATCCGTAGATAACCGGTAATCGAATCCACGGAACCATGCCATACCACCGGACCATCCACCGGCCTGATCACTGCCATCCGAACCGATACGGATCCGTTCATATATTATATCGGTCAGTGGTCCATTAGACTTCATGTGTTGTGCCAGTTGACCATTGATATAGAATGCATATCCCGACCAATCATCATCCCATACGACCGCAATATGAACCCAGGTACTGAGTGGAATCGGCATATAGCTGGTGGTTAGCCAGGGGAGACCTGGTGAAGCACTACCGAAGGCGGTCTGACCAATGCCATTGACGATTAGAGCGCTTAAGTTTGTTGGGACAAACCCTTCTTTCGGTGCTCCTTGACGAGGGTCACTCAATGGCTGTGAATTCGCCGTATTGAAAAACGTCCATATACAGGGCCATGCTTGCGGTGTATGAGTATCTATATAGATACGACAGGTGATTGAACGAAGAGCACGGCTGCGGATACCTTGAATATACTTGTTGAAACTCTGTATTCCACCACTCGGTCCAAAATGGAGACAGTTCTGACCGTAGGCCGGACTAATTGCGATGGCACCCAGCATCTGCCAGTTTGTTATCACATTGTTCGTATCTGTGATAGTGGTAGTACCGGTCGGCATCTTGGCAAACTCAAGAGCAAGAGTCGGCAGACGGCGATCTTGGGTCATGAAGGTCTGCGTCACGGGGATAATACCAAAGGGACTACCGTTTACGGACATGTTGCAGCCGAAAGACCAGGGCCCGCCACCATTGACAAAGAGCCAGGTAAGTTTGTAGGTCTGGCCGGCAGCAAAGGTTACTATTGGACCATTCTGCCAGCTGCCACAGCAGGTGGCCTGCATGTATGCCGCACCGTCAATATACATGGTCACGAAATCATCGATCTGCATCTGGAACTGATATGGGCCGCTCACGAGCGCCAGAAAATTACACTCCATCCGTTGGGCCTCTGTGAGATACCCGCCAGATGGTGCCTGATCCTTGTATGTCTGTGTAGTGGAAGGAATCGCGGTTTGCGGTTCCTGTCCCTGTACGGTGGCACCCGATGAGGGCATACCGCCTTTGTAGATATAACGGCCCAGAAAATGTGTCTGTGGGCCAGTGGCTGGCATGAGAGCCCAGTTCCAGGTAGGAGGGAAATAGTATCGGTAGAGAATGACACCGTAGTTATTACAGTCATTCTTGGGGAACTTAACCGTGGTACCATAGGCATTAATGATGGCATTAGCCTGGTCGCCCGAATTCACCTGCGGTGTATCTGCCGTCGTTTTCCAGAAGGTTATCGCGTTTATCACGTCACTCCATTGCGGAGTATTCGTATTCCACCAATCGGTTTGCCACGAGCCGCTGGCGGGTAATAAGCCTCCGTTTGCACCCCAACCATTGGCCAGAGCCGCCTTAGTAATACATTCAGGAGGGAATGGAGCACGGTCGGATGGCTGGAAGGCACAAGGATCAAAGGGCGTACCGAAGGCGAGATTGGATGCAGCAGCTTGGATACGACTAGGACTCTGACCGGTGATTCCCTTCAGTACTTTGAACGCGGATAACCACTCGGATGCGTTCCATACATTTGGCAGAGAGAAACCGGTCGGTTTCAATACATCTACTGTGGAATATGTGGATGTAGGTATACCATTGATCAGCCCCTGGATTAGAGTACCGCTGGTGGATATACCGGACTGTGCTGCTAATAGAGGCCAGCATGCAGCCGACATAGGATTACAGGGATCCGCAGAAGGAGGAGCGCCACCGCTACCAGAACCACCAGAACCACCAGAACCACCAGAACCACCAGAAGAAGGTGGAGGCGGACAGTTGGCGGCAGACATGATGATCCCACCGCCTGGACAATCTCCCCCTGCTATGCGCGGAAATCGCGGATTACCCTGTCCATCCGTGATTATGGCCGAGTTTGTTGAGGGACACCATCCAAGATTGGGAAAACTGGAATACTGGATCGAGGGACAGGTGGGAATGAGTTGTGTCTGTTTGGCGCCTTCGGACATGGCCGCCTCAACAGGATCCCAGATCCATCTGCCCTGTCCCTGATCATCGAGATTTGGACGCATGGGACCACGACGTGTGCCGTAAGCGCCAGTGGATGCCTGCGTCGGATTCTGACGGAAATACCAACCACAACCGGTACGTGCAGCGAGATCTGTTCGTAAGGATGCGGGATCCTTGATAGCACTACACGCATTATCGTAATCCAGTGCTGAACTATGGGTAAGAGTATTACGACTATAGTTGGAGAGCAGCTGGTTAACATTAGTTGGTACGGTAACCTCGCCGGGCATGACTGGATCCACATTACCGAGTGCGAGACGAATCGTATCATTGCTCGGTATGGAAAAATTAGTTGGAAGCGCTCTATTGATCTCGGCGGTGTAGTATGAGCGCTGACTGTCGTCGAATGGGCTTGACATCTACTCTAGCGTAGTAGATTTACACAGAGCTAAGCGATGTTCAGACAGTATTCCTAATATAGGCATCAAGGGATGCCCATTGATTATTGGGGGGTTGAATAGCCTTCCAGGTAGGGTTATTATTAATCTGAGTGTTGAGGTTGTTTTCACAGTCATCGTTGGATGCAAACATGTGGCAACTGTTACCATCCATACTTAGACACTGCATCGACCATCCTCCATCACCGAGGCGGGGATTGGTAGATCGTATCGCGGGTACGGCTGTATCGGAGTTAGTATCTGTCTGTAACTTCGACGGGGGCAAACATCGCCATTGATCGGATGCCGGTGGCGGACATGCCGACGGTGGAATTACGGGCGGTTGCAGATTCACGCCCATACAGTTCCGCATGGCCGCTGCCTGGGCATTGAAATCACTCGAATCCTGACTCGCATTATATTGGCCCTGATAGAAACCACGCACATTCGCAATCGCCCCCTGCTGATTCGCAAGACTGACATTGGCATGATTGATGGAGCCATCGGGATTCAGAGGAGCGATTGTCCCATTTGCGGTACAGTAGGGATAACCGAGGCTGGTGGGTTCCACGGGGCCACCATCCAAGCTCGGATTGCCACTGGTGCGGAACAGATAGTCCAGACATTCGGCGGAATGAGGTCCTGCAGCCGGTGTGCCGGCACAGGGATTCACGGGTGTAAAGCCCAGCATGAACAGACAGGCGCTTTTATAGACGTCGAACGGTACCGGTGCGCCATTCAGATCAACACCGTAACTGGCAATACTTCCCATGGTATTCAGCCAGGCGACGACCTGATCCAGAGTGACATCTGAGGAAGAGCCGCCGCCGGCCACGGTGCTCACTATCGCAGCCACGGCCGCATCGGATCCTGGCCAACCAGATCCCGCCTGTAGTCCACCGGAACTCTGAAAGAGCTCCTGCATACAGTACTGCGTGGCATTGAAGGAACCGTCGGGCTTGAAACAGCTGTGCGCGCCCATGAGGCCCGCGCCCACTTCCGTGGTTACAATGGGACCACTCGGACAATCCGCTCTGTCATCCTCAAACTGGGGGTCAATGAGCGTGGCCGGTATAGTGACATTGAAGCTAACATTACTCGTGGTGCGGCTCTGATCGAAGGTCTGTCCATCCGCTGCAGACTGGAGATTGCCATTGTCCTGTGTAATATATAGACGCTTCACTGTGCCTGGATAGGGGTCCGCTACATTCAAACTCTGCGGGATCACCGCGATGTTACTGCCCTGCCCCGCCAACTGGCGGACAAAGGTAGTTATATCCACACCCTGGCCATCGGCGGGATTCGGTGTTAGTCCGTACCAGGCGTTGGTGATAATCGGATTTAGAACCTCGTCGCGTCGAAGGAACCAGAGTACTGTGTTGGGGGAGGCACCAGGACCACCGAGTGCATCTGTTACGAATCTGGAGTTCTTATCACCGGCGATCTCGTAGGCACCGACGGGACTCATACTGGTTAGTCCAATATCGAGACTGACATTGCGTGCTGTCCCATCCGCGGGATCAAAGGTCGCACGGTTAGACAGCCATGCCGCCCACACCTTCGGTGCTCCATAGAGATTGATCTGCACCTGCTGTCCCTCTTGAATACCGGTGAGTGAGAGAGAAGTATAGGCAGCCACAGGGGCCGTACTCGAGCCGAGGGAGGCAACCATCTGCCCATTGGAAACCACTGTCAGTCCACCGTGTCCACCAGGATGAGATACATGAAGATAGCCATTGTAAATCAGTGGCTTCTGGATCGGCTGTGTCGGATCAGTGGGATTAATCCCCATCAGGAGCAGACCAGTACTGCCAGGTCGCGCAGCTCCATAACACTGTCCACATGGATTGGCTGTACTGACACCCCCCGCCCTCTGACACATGAGCCACTTCTCTCGATGATTACAGGGTTCGGGCATGAGTGTAAAGTCGCCGGCGGAACAGCTGCCAATCGTTGGTGCATAGACGGGTTTAACACCCATAGCAGAGGCCCGTTGATTTTCACGGATCTGGTCATCTGAGGAAATGAACATGCCACCGCGATGTCCCTTGCCGCGACTGTCGATGCCATCGCGGTGGCAGAAACCGCATTCGGCCATCTGGTCAGAAGATAGTCTGGCACAATCGACGGTGCTGATTGATTCACAGAAGTCGACCTTGGCCTGTACCATACCGGTCTGCTCAACACCGGCACCGGTCTTGCCACTACCATCGTCGCGGGCGCCGAGATTCTTCATGGACAAGAGTGTCAGTAGTGAGGAAGTACCGGAAGTGGCGCGCGGAACCACCTGTTGGACAGCGGCATCAATCTGGTCACTGGGAAGCAGAGTATGCGTACTCTGTAGCCGCGCGAAATCATTGTAACGGTGCTCACCCTCAAACTGGAGAGCTTGCCGCTGTGCTTTCTGAGTCGCAGGATCCAGTGTTAGAAAGTGTTCGGTTCTGTTAGTCGGTCGCCATAATAGTAGCACGAGTAATAGTACTCCTGCAACAATCATCCATGGAAGCATGGTCCTCTACCGGTATGTTGACATTATACATTATCGGGACGAATGTTCGTAGCCGAGTCGAGATCGCGTGTTATGACGCGCAGAGTGAGCTGGACCTGGCGACTCAGATTGAGTATGCCACCTGCCTGCAGCTGTGCGGGATAGTTGAAGAATTCTTTAGCCAAAGCTTCCTCTGAGTTGAAATCGTGTCCCTCTGTAAAGTATTCTACCGTACATTCTCCCTTCGTCGGATCACTAAAGCGATTACGTACAATGATCCAGTCCGCATAGCCGCAGGCGTTGGGACCATCCCCAACAAAGGCCATTCCAGAAATATCATTCTGCTTCATGTGAGCCACACCGACCACGATATGCCCGTCTGTTCGTTGGATCCATTCAATGGCCGCCGCCCCCGCCTTGGTACGATCCACATCGTTAGAAGTGAAGGTCATCCCATCGAATATCACCTTATCTAACTGGCTGTAAGAACAGGCAGGAAAGTGCTCACCAGTCTGAATAAAAAGATATTCACCACTGGGATCTGCATAGCAGGATCCTGAGATATCAAAGCCCCATGCAACTCGTTGAACCTGGGAAGAGTCGGGAGCGGCCGACAGTGGCAGATTCTCAGGCCCCAATATCTGGAAGCTCAGACGCTGAAAGTTCGACAAGGGCGTCGGCGCATAGATGCGTTGTGCCTTCATGAACTTGGGGAAGAAGAGTGTAAAGCCGCGATTCGTGTTCGTACGCGAATGATAGTTATCCGTACGCCAGGTCGCATCGTACTGACAGATGGCCAGAGAGCGATCAATGATGTCGTTCGTACCCACATTGTTTCCCTGGTACTCATCGAGGAGGATACTGACATAGGGCAGTGCTAGGACGGAATAGAAATTTTCCGCAGGTACGGTGCACCGCGGTACAACGACCTCCAGTGCTTCCACGGGCAAAATGGCCTTGACGAATTCGATGCGTACAATGTTGCGAAGGCGAGTCATCAGGGTGAGTTGCGTGGAGCTACCCTGGGGGCGCGTCGTATCCAGATGGACGGAGAAATTATAGCGATTTTGCGAAGGCGCCGAATGCAGCCAGTCGCGGTCTCGGGAATTGAGTACGAGGTTGTGCTCCGTATCACGATATTTGACCACGGACTCCTGTGCCTGCAGGAGATCCTTGGCCTGGACCGGTTGACGCTGGAATCGGGTCTCAATCGCCTGGAGTCCCTGTGCTGGCGGCGGTATTGGGGGCAGTCCACCGAGCTGTTGACGGGTGAGTTTGAGTCGCTCAAACATGTCCAACGGATCCTCGTGTGTGTCAATCCAGGGTTGTGCACCGATCCCCGCAAATGCGCCTAGTCCCATATCTGGTGCCACAGCGGCTTCCACCATGGTCGGTGAAGGTACACGCGGCTCTTCAGCACCCTGACGGAAAACCGGCGACAGTTGACTGGTGTTACGACGGAACCATCCCGCCATAGAGTCAAAGGTCTCCCGGAGGATCTCCTGTTCATTCATCGTGCCCTGTACTCGTACAATCTCGCGAATAAAGTGTCCCAGAGTTCTCTGGAGGCGTGCGTCGGCCGGTGGGGAGAGACCGGCGGGTAGGCGCGCTGTAAAGCTCTGTCGAAGCGAGCTAAGCATTTGCTGAAAGCTTCCTGTATCGTCCATTAATGTGTGCGGCTATAATCGTAGCAGCTTGAGTGCCGCATCTGTAGCCAGCTCACGGGGTCGCTCAGTGGCATAAAGGATGTCGCGGAGCGCATTCATCGTGTCGTCTGCTACGGGATTCTTACAGATATCGGCGAAGGTTTTGCCGGCGAGCAGTGAGAGAATCACGTACATGCAGTAGGTCCCGCATTCGGATTTCTTCTTCTGGTGACGAATATCATTCCAGAAGATATTGGTGCAACCCTGTTCGCGACAGCGGCGGAGCAGTCGGCGGATCTCAGCACAGGGCTCATAGCCGTAGCTGTCGTAGTAGTATGCGGCATTCTTGATGAGATCGATGAAGGCGCACACCCAGTGACTGCCGGGTCTGTCGTGCGGATCAAGATTGAAGACAATGCCGATGGATGTGTCACCCTGGGCGCGAATGGCGGCAAGATCTATCTTGCAGAGTTCATCGGCCACACACTTGCCCCAGGCGTTAGGTAGTTGAGAGTCGAAGTCGATGGGTACGGGGCCTATGAATTCGAACTGCGGATAGGCCGCTTCGTACTGTTCCATTACCTGAGCGATGGTGAGCGTGTCATGCCAGTCGGTGGGATCTTTGGCCCATGCACCCGGTTTCTCTGGGCGGAAATACTTTTTCGGATCACCATCTGCATTTTCGCTCAAGCCGAGTTCCTTAACGGCGCAGTATTCACTGCCACAGTCAAATTGGGATCGCATACGCTTGCGGAGTTCGGCCCAGAGCTTCTCCTTACGCTTGATTGACGCGGTGATCTTATTCTTTGGATAGCGCTCATTCCATGTGACGCGCAGCCGCTCCAGCATCTCCTGAGGCAGACAGGTGGTACGGGTCTGTTTGAGCGTGGAAGGATTACATTGTGAGAGATTGAAGTCGGGCGGCGGTTGCATTTTCCTTACTCTGGGTAGGGGAAATGGAGTTGGATCTCAGTTCATTGTGGACCTGGACTCTGCCGTTATGGAGCCTGTTTTTGATTGTGCTCTTTTTGGGAGGTATTCTGACTGAGACAACGGTACTCAAGGGAATGCAGGTGGGTGGCGGTAAACGACATCATAGGGTGCGGTTTCGTCTAGGCCATGGGGACTAATCTATTCCACAGTTAGAGTAATGGAGGAACTACCTAATATGGATAACTGGACACTGGGCATTCATGGATTGGTGGTGGCCGTGGCCGCCATTGTTGGCGTGGTGAGTTTCGCCTTCCTGATTCCACTGGAGACCATCCCCGCTATCACGGGTGTCTCGATCATTCTGGGTATCGCCTACGGAATCTCACTGATCGCCTGGGTTATTGTACTCAAGTTCTACGCGAAGGACCCCAGTAATCTTGTATGGCTAAACACCCATCTGATGTTTCTTGTCTTGCTGCCGGCGACTATTGGCGCAACGGCAATGAACGTGACCTCGGTACAGAATACCCGGAACCTATTAACAGGTGGAGCCACAAGCTAAGGCCATCTCAGTATCAGCCTTTTAGAGATGACGGAACTCGTCCTTAAAAGTCTGGAACCCGCACTGGAACCCGCACTGGAACCCATCCTCTGGATTGGTCCCGCCAGTTCCGGCAAACTCCGCGCCGCGCGCGCCGCACTCGGTGTCGGTGTCAACGATGACCCCCGACTGCAGATTCTCAATATCGACGATTACGCCGCACGGTACTGGGAGTATCCCTCACACATGGAGATCGACGTCATGGATCTATCAATGATGGACAAACAGATTCTGCCCGAGATGCTTAATCGTCTCTTGTCGACGCGGGATGTGCGCGGTGGTGCACGGAAACTGATGATTCTGCGCCGCGTGCATGCACTCTCACCGCCGGCGGCCATGCGGCTGCGGGCTTGTCTGGAAGAGCTGGTCTGGTCCGCCCATGCGCCGGCCATGATCTGGATGACTGCGCGAGTGGCGAACGCGGTCGTGCTCAGTCTTCTTGACGGATTCGTGTACAGGCGAGTACCGACTCATGGTCCATATTCTGGATTCGACAAACACGAGATCGCCACCACTCTTGGTGCGGAGATCGCCGAGGTTCCGACCATCCAGACCTACATCGCCGAGATGCTGCGGCAGATGGTGTTCGCCCTTGATGAGGGTCCGCCCTGCCTGGCCGCGGCCGCCTGGATTCGTGCACGGGTCTATGATCTGCTGGGTCTGATGATGACGGGATCGGATCTGGTATCGGGACTGACCTGGGCCACGGTGCGTCTGGCGGCGGGAGGTGGGCTGTCCACCAAGCGTACACGGGCTGTCCTCGATATCCTCTCTCGATCACGATGGGTTCCATCCTACCGAACACCAATCATGCTGGAGCTCATTGTGGCATCGGTTTATAATGCTCTTGCCTGTATCTAGAAAACAGCCGCACCGATTAAGGAAATGGTGTCAGCACTATTGCGGGACAAACAGTGGTCCTTGTGGAGTGCATCGGTCGCTGGTTCTGGTGCACCCACATTGATCGAAACTGCTCCCGCCCGAGCGCAGCTGCTGGAGCGCATCTCCACCGATCCCTTCGACGGTGGACGGACGGCGCGCTGGCTCAATGATCTGGCTGCCTCGGCGGTCTATCGCTCTGTACGTAATGGCAGTCAACTGATTCACGTGGTATCGGACCGATCCTACGAGGAACTGACAGTGGATCTCGCACTCGGGCTTCGACTCATGGCCTGGATAACACCGCGGCCGCTGGTCTGGTACTGGTGGGATCAGCCCTGGGTGCGTGAGCTGCCCGCGGGACTTGATCCGGGTCGCGACCATGTCAACGGCGGATGGGCCGTGCCAGGAGTACTCGAAGTCCACGTCTATCGACGGGAGGAGGCACACAAGGTCATGTTACATGAGTCTGTGCATGCACTGGGGCTAGATGTACCCACACTCTCCGTTGAGGCGCTACGGGGCGCCTTTGAGCGGGATCTGGGGCGGCAGCTGTGGCCGCATCTGGGTGAGGCGTTTACGGAACTCTTTGCCGAATGGCTGTGGGCAATTGCCGGTGCACGATCGCGGGGCGATGCGGCACGGCGGTGGCGAGCACAGGAGCGCTGTTCGGCACGGCAGGCGGCGCAGGTGTGGGCGCGGATTCGCGATTCAACGGAGGCAGAGAATACGAATGTGTTTGCCTATTACGTACTCAAGTGGGTCTTGATGGGACATCTTGAATCCGTGCTATTGGCACCGGCTGCCTCGGTGGGGCATTGGTTTGACTGGTGGCGGGCCTCACGGGCCTCTTTGGAAGAGGCCAGCAAAAAGGAGGCGCCCTCTGAGGGACGCAATCTGCGAATGGGGATGACCTGTCCTTCAACTTAGTCAGACATCCGCGTTCCCCTTCCAGCGGCGGGTATTGCGATGAATGGTCTGCCAGCCGTCATTGTCATCGGTATATATGCGCTGCACCTTTCTTGGGAAGACAGGTGCAGTGTAGCCGGAAACACAGAGTCGGCAACTCAGTCCGGCACCGTGGCGACCCGTGCACGGCCGGACCCCTTGGCAGTTGAAATTGGCACCGACACAGGTCGCATTGTGGCGTGTCCAGTCATTGTTACCTCGGCGATCCTTATCGGGGCCTGGGCGTACGACTGCGACTGCTGCAGTTGTGTTCATCTTGGATTGATAGGCGGCCATCGTACTAGTCACCTAGAGACAACGACCCCCCCAGTCAACTTTCGACTAACTGAACCAGCTCCACGGACTCGCTGCTGCACCACCACCGGTCGCTGCCGCCTTTTTGGCTCTGCGCGTTTCCTTGCGACGAGCTGCCTTGGCGGCCTTGGCTGCCGTCGCCGCATTCTCAGATAATCCCGCTAGATTAGGCCCTGATGAGGATTGCATCGAGGAAGACCTCGATGACCGTCTAGAAGACCGTCCAGAGGAAAGAGAACGACCTCTCCTGCTAGTACCACGGCGCAGACTAGCCAGTGCTGCACCCGCAGAGGCAACGGCTGCCGCACGCTGACTTGCAATACGCTGCCGCTCCGAGCTGCGATTAAAGAGAGAATTGCTGCTTCCACTGCGATTGGTACCGACAACGGCCATCGCACGCGCCGCCTGCTCATCATCAAGGATGGCCACTATGCGATTCGTCACGCCGGTCGCCATGTGTCCAAGACCAATGTCCTCCACAACCACGTATTTTTCGGCATGTACCGCCGTAGAGACAGCAGGGTTCTTCCAGAACTTACCCTTACCGACAAACACTCCCTCCAGCGTGGCCTTGATTGGCGACTGTCCCGCGACCTTGACCTTGAAGCGTCCGCCACCCAGTGGACCAATCACCTTTCCGAGAGAGAAGGCGCCAATATCGTCACCTTCCTCGAGCGCAGTGATGAAATCCTCCGCGGTCTTATCGTTCTTGGTGATAGCGCCGAGTGCACCCTTACTCAGTGTCTTGTCGGCACGCTTCTTCTTCGAGACGGTCTGGGGGCGACGAGATGATCGGCTCTTTTCCTGATCTGCCATGCTCTAACAGAGTCGGCTAAAAATATGACAGTTGGCCCCGCCTCCCCTCGCTTAGCCCGTATAACTACTATACCATGGGCATTAAAGGATTGGGGGGGTTTCTGAAGTGGAAAGTTCCGAACGCACGCCGGGCATTGCGTATGCCCGTTTATGCCAATCATTCATGGGGTATCGACATTTCCTGTTTGCTCTATCGAGCGCGCGGGGCGGGTCTCTCACCACTGACGGTGATTGCCCATCTGCTGGTGCGGCTGCGGAAGGCGGACATTACGCCGATTGTTATCTTCGACGGCAAACCGCCATCGGCCAAGTCGGAGGTGGTGGATCAGCGCCGCATTGCGCGTACGGCAGTGAATCGTGAGATGACGGTACTGCGAGCCTCCTTGGAGGAGCATCCTGAGAAACCCGAAAGTGAGCGGGCGGATATTGAGACGCGGATGGCCGCACTTCAGAAGAAGGCGCCCTCGGTGAGCAGTGAAGAGCGCGACGAGATCAAACAGTTGCTCTACGCGACTGGTGTGGTCTTCGTGACTGCTACGGGGGAGGCGGATGATCTGTTGGCCTATCTTGCGGCCAATGGCCAGATTAGTGCAGTGATCTCCACGGACATGGATATGCTGGCGCGGGGAGTGCCGGTGCTGGTGGTGCCTGAGACGCCCGATGCCATGGTACTGACAGAGATCTCACTGTCTGCGGTGTTGCAAGGGCTGGGGCTGAATTATGAGCAGTTTGTGGATGCCTGTCAGCTCATGGGCTCGGATTATTCGGTACGGGGCTGGCGTGGAGTGGATCCGCGTACGGCAGTGGCGATGGCAGCCAAGGGCGTGGACTGGACCTGTGTGGACGTTAGTGGTTCAGTCTGTATGGCCATGGAACGCGGTATCTCTATGCTGCAGGGGCGGAATGTGACTTGGGAGATGCTGCTGACGGAGAAGCAGAGGGCGCGATGGGCGGCTGTTAGAATAAAGGAGCCGTCTACCTTGGAGAGATTGGCTGTTAAAGATGGTTGGCCACGAGATTGGTTGGTGGTCTTACAGAGGTGACGTTATAATAGAACTTTTTGAGTGCTATTATGAGGTCGGTCTCTGCAGGGGTCGAACCTGCGACTTCGGAGTTAACAGCTCCGCGCTACTACCAACTGAGCTAAGAAACCAAAAGAAGTTTGATGTGCGTTTTTCTCTAGACAGCTGCGGGCGTCGCCTTCACATAGTGGCGGTTCAGGTACTTCTGGAGGTTGAGGATGGTGAGGTTATCCGCCTCAGTGACCGTGAGCAGCTTGCGGAGCGTCGCATCCGCCTTGATCTGCTGCTTGTCCATGAGAGTGTGGGCGTGGGCATAGGCCATCACAGCCTTGGTCACGGCGGAGCGGCTGATCTCCGTGCCAGCGGGCTTGCCGAGGAAGGAGCAGAGCTCAGCGGAGACCTTGACGGGCTGCGTGAAGATGCAGGGCTTGGGCGTGGCACCCTCGACGGCCTCCGCCTTGCGCTTCTTGCGGCGATCGGCCTTCTTGATGACACGGGCCGCCTGCTTCTCGATCGTCTTCAGGGTCGCCGCCGCCGTACTGAAGCTGGCCTTGAGTGCGGCGAACTGCTCGTGGAGATCGGCGATGGACTTTTGGAGAGAGGCTGAGACATCTTCCTCGACGGGGGTCTCCGCTGCAGCCACTGTAGAAGCTGCAGCTGCAGCTGCAGCTGCAGCTGCAGGGACAACCGCAGGGACAACCGCAGCGACAACAGTAGGAGCCTCCGCCTTTGAGGTCTTGGCCTTGGTCTTGGTCTCCTTTGCAGGAGCGGCAACAGGGGCAGGGGCAACAGCGACAGCTACAGGCTCAGCGACCTTGGAAGTCTTCTTTGTAGACGACTTGGCGGCAGTGCTCATTTTGAGAGTGTCAGAGGAAGTAATGGCAGACATGGAACGCGGATACTTGCCGGGGGGATGTGACGGCGGATGTGTCAACTTTGGTCAACCACTGGCTAAAGTTGCCGGGGTGGCTTAGGTGGTTGGCCGACTTTCACGATTGAAATGACGACGATCACAGTAGGGATGAATGCGCAATGTAACAGTATCCGTAGCCGGAGCCATCCGGGAGAACGATGCGGGAATAAGGTACAGGCAGGGACAGAATGGTGCGGTAAGCACAAGACTACATTGAGACGCTTTGTTCCTGTTGCCGCACCGGCAAAGGCGGCAGATCCCATCGAACACGTCACCCTGAGCCGATTCTGCAATCGTACAGCCGGCCCCGTCATCTTCCGTAGTTGGCGTCGCTGGCTAGCGCGCCGTGCCGGTCCACTGCTCTGGAATCGTGCACTCTCAAACAATCCCGCCGACTTCTTCAGTGCTGATCCCGTAGAAGAGATCGGCATCGGCAACATTATCAGCTTCGTGGACGGTGGCAAGGGCTACATCATGGATATCAAGTCCGCGATCTCTCTCTACGAGCATGCAGCGACCAACGGTGAACCGGCGCTGAATCCCTTTAATCGTGCACCGCTACCGACCTCTTTCAAGCGTCGCGTAGCACTCCATGGTAAGGCCAAGGCCGGCTGGACGGCACTCAAGGCGACCTCTGAGACTCAGGTCACCAGTCTCGCGACGACAGATGTCTTCCGTGCTATTGAAGATCTCGGCTATTACACGGATCCCGGTTGGTTCATGGAGCTCTCACGAGTTGAGCTCCAGCGTCTCTACATGGAGCTGGCGGACATATGGTACCACCGCGCCTCTCTGACGGGGACAGATCAGCGGCGCATCGTACCGCCGCCGGCACGACCATTCCCGCTATCGACGCACGCCATCCTAGTCATGCAGCAGCGTGCGCTGCGTCCTCTGCTCCTCGAAACATGCCGGCTACTTGTCTCAGCGTCAGTGACGCGCTCAGATAAGCAGTTGGGAGTCATGTATGTCTTGGGAGCCCTTTCCATTGTTTCCGCGGGGGCGGGATCGGCCTATCCGTGGTTGGTGGAAATGTTCGCACCTGGCTGCGTCACGCGTATCGTGGCGGGGCAGATCGTGGCCATTCATCCGTCGGTAATGGCGTACTAGGGGTGCACTGATACATGAACATTCGAGGGACCTCGGTAAAAGCCTGGGGTAGATGTATTGGCATCAAGTGCAGACACAAACAAGTGCACATTGGGATTAGCACCGCTGTACTGGTTTCCAGAGATATCAATTATTGACCCAGAATTATTATGGAACTTAAATGTGTTAGTTATAGTTAGGCCTGACAATGTCATCCCAATATCCGTTGAGGAGATATCATAGATATGGGCTGAGCAATCTAGATAAACAGTTGTAGTTCCAGGAAATAGACAGGTTGATATATCATAGGTATGACCAGCGGAGACATCGATCCACTGAGGTGTAGGAAAATCCGCCGAACAGTTGCTTGTCTGTATCGCCATCGCTCCCACACCCGTGTTCAGTACATGTATACTGAAGGGCTGGCCGCTGGAATCTGGGATCTGGTACATACCGCTGTCGCATGCAATTTCATAGATAGCCCGAGGAGGCACACAGGTCGAGACCACCACGCCCGTGATGTTTGCAAAGATCATTGAGACCTCCCCTGCAGAGAGATCCACAACGGTCCCCGACGGTACCAGTGTCAGGCTGATCGGGTTGCCCTTCGCGTTCGTGAACTGGTAGAGCTGGGCAGTGCTCAGGCCCGTGATCTCGACACCGCATGTACTGATATAAATCTGGAGGATGCATCCACAGGCGGGATCCACCACACTCTCGCGCACATTGGCTGCATTTCCCAATCGTTTTGCCTGATAAACATCATAATCGGGAGTAGCAGCCTCTATTGGAATCCCCATGACTGCTCCCGCGGCAAGCACATGTCCACGGAGACGCCGGATACGCTCTGTCTGGCTGGTATCAGTACTCGACATTCTACCGAGCACATACAAAATATGAGAGAGATATTAGTCACAGAGGGCGACACGCTTCAAATGACATCCATGTTAGGCCCCTGGCATTGCGTGAGTACAATCTATGCATCCGACACGGTAATGATCTGGACAACCACTGATCCCTGCTGGGTCGTAAAGCGGAGCACCGTCTATCGCGAAGTCCGTGAAGAGATCCGATTTATCAATGACTCCCGTGATCGTCCTGTAAGAAACATGGTCGAGGTACCAGAGAATCCCGCCCACCGGTACGGCGACGACTGGTACGCCATGCGTCTGTATTCGGGCCCCGTAGTTCACACCTCTCCCTACTGTCGTCACCATTGGCGACGCATCGCGACCAGTGTACTGGATTTCCTCGAAGATCTACATCGCGGTCATAATCTAGTTCATCTTGACATCGTGGCAAAGAATATCCTCTATGATAAGACCAGATGTCAGTTCATCGTGGCGGACTATGAGCTTCTGATAGATACTGACACCCGTGCTCTCAGCAATAATAATGATGACTATGCCTGGTACTTTGTCCAGTACGGAGGAGAGTTGGATGAGCCCAACTGTTCCTGGCGCATGGATTTCACCATGTTGGGCTATCTTCTGGCCAGGCTAACATGGGATCACTATGAGAATCCAACGGGATGGGATTTTATGAAGGAATGTGATGCGCGCCGACTAGGATCCACCGAATCGCGCTCGACTGAGGAGATTCTCGCCGCGCGCAAGGCAACCATTGAGCGGGCGCATCCCACGGTTCGCGCCTATCTCGACTTGGTGGCCACTATAGTACCATGGTTAGCCGATATGAGTGCACCTTCTGTCGAGATCTACCGGCGATTGCGGGATGTGTTCGATGCCGACAAAGTTTGTGGGCCCGCCGGCCAAAGTTGACAGGGGTCGGCCGACAGGTAGGCAGCAGTACGATGGCCAGCATGATTCAGTCCCCTTCCGATGTTACAGTCTCCAAGATCGAGTTCACCCCTGTCAAGATCCTTGACAATGGCGGCAAGTCCGTGAACCTCCGCTACGAGGGTCGCAACCTAATGCTAGAGACGCCGAGTCTGAGCATGCCCTTCGGTGTCAATGTCTTTGACAAGACGCCTGGAGCACCACCGAAATACTCGGTAGATCTCAGTCTCCGTGGTGCAGATGATGATGAGAAGATTCGTACACTCCAAACCTTCCTAGAGGAGTTCGATGAGCGCCTCATTGACGCCGGTGTAGAGAATGCGGGCAAGTGGTTCAAGATGACCAACCCGAACCGTGAAGTCATTCGCGCCTTCTACACGCCGCTGGTCAAGGTGACTAAGGATGCACAGGGCAATCCCAAGCCCTACCCACCTACATTCAAGATCGCGCTGCGAAAGAAGAAGGACGGTGTGAACTTTGAGACGGATTTCTACGATGGCTCTGTCAAGCCGCTGACCGCCTTCGCCAAGGACCTGCCAATTGAGCAGATCCTCGTGAAGCGCTCGCAGGCGACGGCGATCATCCAGTGCACGGGTCTCTGGTTCGCGGGTGGCAAGTTCGGTACGACATGGAAGGCCGTACAGATCCGTGTAGACAGCCAGCCGGAGCAGATTCGCGGCCCTGCCTTCCGGTCAGAGGCACCCGACATTCGCGCGTTCGTTGCCAAGAAACTGGCCGCGCCAATTGAGGAGGCAGATGATGATGAAGAAGAGGATGAGGAGGAAGTCGTCGCAGCTGTTCTCCCGCGTGCGGCTCCTGTGAAAGTAGCACCTGTTCCTGTTCCTGTTCCTGTCGCATTTGAGGAAGAGCAGGTCGCTGAGCCGGTTCCAGTCCCCAAGAAGGTAGTCAAGAAGGTCGTGACCAAGACGAAGTAAGACAACAGACAGACAGATAGACAGATAGACAGATAAGAAAGGCCGAATCTTTTTGGTATCCCATGATAGAACATGGACGCACTTAATCGGATTGTCGCAGTACCGACATGGGCCTATGACTTCTGTCACTACTATCTGGCCCTAGCCCTGATAATTGCGATCTACACGGTATGGGGCGTGGTCAAGCTGCTGTCACTGCCCTCCTTTGTCAAGCAGGCTCTGCCGACTCCAATGCTGGTCTTCTTGATGCTGTTATCCGGTGGTATTTCGGTACTTCTTTCCATGATGCAGTTCTGGGTATGCAGGGCGGCACTGCATCCGGCAGCGGCGCATGAGAAGTTCACTAATCACCAGAAGACTATGAAGTTGACAGAGAAGTTCGCAGCCAAGTGCGCTTCTGATGCCGACTGTTTGGCCATTGCGGGTACTCAGCGAGCGGATTCTCTCTGTTCCTGCGGTGGTCGGGGTCTCTGTGGCAGCTGCATGATGAATAACAACATGGAGCCGCAAGCTAGTTTTGATTCCTCCTTTTCCCCTTACAGGTAATGCGCGTCCCAATACAGATCCGAACCATCCCCATCTACTTGCAAGAAGCCATGTTCGTTACAGCTTGTCTTCACGTGATGGTGATGAGGATGATGATTATAGTGATGGGCCCGCATAGTAGGCTTACAGGGTGGTAGGCCATAAATCCAATCTGTGCGAATATCATTCGCCTTGTAGGTATCACCATACCCAGGGCCGCTGGTACAGCAGACTGGCTCAGCTAAGGGCGCTGTGACGTAGCTACCGATACCTGGAGGACAGGGGCAGGCCAAGGGAAGATTTGTAGAGACAGATACTAATGGACAGGGGCAGGTCTCCGTAATAGTCCTCTGAGTCGGGCCACAGCAGACTGCGATACCCCCTACTGCGGCCAGACGACCATCAGAGGAGGGTTCTAACATCTGGCCTCCCCTCTTTTGTGGATTGGCGAAGCCGCTTACCGCACGATACTTATTGATCTGTGTTACCATGGAGGCATCATAGAGAGGACGAGGAGCGACCACCTGTGTCATGGATTGGAGTTTGCGGCGCAGATATTCCGTACTGGAGGATGTCATCTCTAGTTGGATCTGAGACATTATCCAAAGCATGGCGGATTCTGGGCAAATGGAACGCCCGCGCGCGGCGCCGTAGGTAATCGAGCCGCAGGGAGTACCACCGTCGCTCTCTGGTAGGCCGCCAAGGGTGTCGCATTCTCTGAATTAACCCGAGCCCTTGCAGTCACCACCGAGGCCGGTGGTCTCCGATTGGATATACAGATTCTCTCAATCTTGGACTGCATCGGCAATGTTCGTGTATTAATCAGCGACGTCGGCGAATAACTGTGTAGCAAAATCGGCGGTGCGGCTAACAGGCCGCCCGTTGTCTGATGAATTCCCAGGAGCTGTACCTGATCTGCCGTGGTCAAACATATCTGTGCAGATTCGGGGTTGATCATCAGAATCGGCTGACAGGCCACCCGTTGCAGCAGTGCTGTAGTACTGGATGGCACAGTCACTGTTCGCACCGGCACGGTATCAGGTAAGAAACAGTCACAAGACTCTTTCACTCCAGCCGGTACAAGGGGATTTCGTAGAATACAGTCCACCAGCAAACGGAGATTAACCGATGAATGGTTGCCGACCTGCTGTGACTGTAGTATGTCACACATCCCTGTGGTCGACACGGAGAATATTATGATCCAGTAAGGACGCATGCTGACTCAGGTAATGGGATCACTTGCCGCACTCTTACCGATTGCCATTATCCTCTGTGCGGCGACCGTGGTCGTCGTCATATCTGCCGGTGGTAAACTGACAGCGGATGATATCAGCGAAATCACCATGTCCGTTCTGACGATTCTCTTCGGTGTCTGGCTGGTACTGATCTTGGTGGCATCCATCTGTATGAACATTCATCCGACGGAAGGCTTCGTCGACCTCTGTGATAATATGATCTGGACCGAAATAGCTGATGCCGAAAAGGATGTCTGCATCTTTATCGACCGTACCGACAAGTTCATTCAGAGTAATGTCGGTAAACCGGGCGTGGATGATCCTCCCAAGGTGGCAGCGGCACAACAGGATGCCCGTACAGCAGCGGGGGGTCCATTGACCGACTGTCAGGCCAAATGGGCGCTGGTTGAGCCGAACATATCTGATGCTACTGACCGCATTTCCCGGTTGGAGACCACTCTGAAAGGGTTATGTGGCCCCATCTTCCTGCAGGCCTTTAACAGTTCGGATACGTGTTCGCATACAGAAGGATTTGCCAACTATGAAGAGACAGATCTCCGAAAGCGCCTAACTGCCATAGAGCAGATGATCACAGAGTACAAACAGAAATACCTCAAGCCGATCGATGACAAACAGGCGGCACTCAATCGCGGTGAGGTGTCAGACTGTGACAAGTCTCGTGGTGGCAAGGCCGGCGCTAATATTGCGGCGAACAAACCGGTCTAACTGGTAGAAATGCGTCTCATAACTCCGTCTAATCATATGTTGAAGCCCTTTCCACTACTCAGCCCGGCTTCTACCAAGGTGATTCAGGACTATCGCACCGCGCATAAGTTGAGCCAAAAACAGCTCGAGCAACAGCTCTCATTTCCCTTGGGTTCACTAGGACAGATTGAGGGAAGGCTTACGGGACCGTCGCTGTTACAGCTGCGGACTCTGACACGGGTGCTTGGGCAAGATCTGACACTTGAATAGCTGGGAGATCATCGGGGGATGTCCATACTACATGAGGGACATAGTACCAGGTTGACTGTAGGCCGGGATAGGCCTGGCGTAGAGCTTGTATGACCTCGTCCTCACCTGGGCTGATGAAGGGCTGTTCGAGGACGGTGACCTCACTCGGCTTATCGGTATTACTGATGATGCGCTGAACGCTGGACCAGAATTGGGGACTACAGCGACCGTAGTTCTGAAGACAGGATGCACGGGTATAGTTGGAGAAAACTAGGAGACCGTAATCGAGATAGTAATCGGCAATGGCCGAATCGGGCAGATCGGGTAGATCAGCGGGGGCACAACGAACTCCGTAAACAAACATGGTGATGCCAGCCGTACTGGCAACACCGTGACTGTGTCAAGTTTGGCCCCCTGCCTATTATGGTCGTACTCTGTGTCTGGCCATTTTGCGTGTACTACGCACACGCTGTCGTCGCACCTGGCGTGCTTCCTCCTCTGCCCGCCAGTTGCTCTCAGAGGCTCCCGGGTTCATCTCCTCCCACTCTGCACGACGCTCTTTCTCCTTCACTCCCTCGAGCTCACCCTTGCGCTTGCGATGGGCCTTGGCCAGTGCACGCCCACCAGGACCGCGGGCGATCTCACTGGTCTGGCCACTTGAGACACGATGGGGCGAGGCCTTTCGCATCTTCTGCCGAAAGTGAGCTGCTGGAATACCGTGCTTACGTATTTCCTTCTCTTCCAAGGTACCGATGTCACCCCAGGTGAAGCCGGCCGCTAAGGCTTCCGCCATTGCGTTGAAGCCCTGGAAAAGAGCCTTTCGCTCGGCGATAGGTAGGTTGAGCAAGGCCTGCGCGCGCTCTGAACTGCTCCGTCTCTGTGTTGACCGCTTACTTGACATCCTTCTGTAATCGCTGCAGAAAATAGAGTAACACGATGCCCCGTTTGGTGGCACACGGATTTGTAGATCTTGAACTGAAGGATAACTATGAGAACATTTGCGAGATACAGCCGCATGCTCGTGAGATAGCCCGTCTTGGTCCCGAACAGATAATCAATGGACAGCAATGGCAATTTCTGGAACGCAGTCTCGGTGAACCGGGAAGTTACGTAGGCTGGTACACGGGGTCACTCTATCGCGAAGGCACCTATGGAAAAATCTATAAGGCGCACCGTATGGTCGTCACGCGCCGTGCGGATAAACTGTTTGATGTGGCGGAGCCGCCCATGGAGATTGTTGTCAAGAAGACGGAACCGCCGTCGGGGTCGCTCATTCTGCCAGCGGAAGATGTTAACGCACACACCTCTGAAGCGCTGCTTCATGTACTGGCCTGGCAGGCCATGCAGTGCACCGTGACTCCGTGGGCCATTCCGCGTCCATATGAGGTCTTTGGTGATTACAGTGAGACGCCGACAAGAGGATGGCGATCGATGTCACTCTGTATGTCCTATGTCAGTGGGCGGACACTGTATTCCTTCTTGAAGAAACACTGGAAGCGCGATGTCGGTTCGCTGGCGGCGAATGCGCTGATCTTCCTCGAACTCTTGGCGCAGATCGCCTATATATTGGGTCATCTCCAACAGGAGTTGCGACTCAATCATCGCGATGTCAAGGTGAATAATCTCCTGGTACGGCGGCGGTCGACGCCGCTTATCTTGGATATTGGGGGAGTAACGATCGCGACGGTCTATGAGGTGACACTGATAGATTTCGGATTCGCCTGTGTGGGTTGCCCTGCGCCGCGGCCGCCGATGACGGTGTTCCAGGCGGGGTCCTGGTTCCCTGTGGGAGAACTCTGCTGTAAGGAAGGGCGGGATCTGGCACAGTTGCTCTACTGCATCCACTGCTACTATCCCTTTGAGACCTATCTGCCGGCGTCGCTATTTGCGGTAGTGCGGTCGTGGTTGCAGGTACCCTGGAGCGGTGGTGTGGCGGATCTGATGCAGGGATTCACCAAGGAGGGACGGCCGAGTGTTGGACCGGCGGAGTTTCACACGGGGATCTATGAATTTTTGAGAAGGCCAGAGGTTGATCCGGTGACCTGTGCGCCGCTGACGGTGTTTAGAGCAATCGCGGGGCTGCTGCGGTGACATGTGTCATTGATGCTCTTTGCTGCTTATGATCTTCCTGCTGCTGGTTGTGCTGCTGGTGCTGTTTGTGCTGCTCCTTCTGCTGGTACTGCTGTTTGTACTGCTGCTCCTTCTGCTGCTCCTTCTGCTGGTACTGCTGTTTGTACTGCTGCTCCTTCTGCTGCTCCTTCTGCTGCTCCTTCTGCTGCTCCTCCTGCTGTTACTGCTCCTCCTGCTGCTGCTGTTACTGCTGCTGTTACTGCTGTTGGTGCTGCTGCTGCTCCTTCTCTTGCTGATTGTACTGCTCCTCCTGCTGGTTGTGTTGCTCCTGGTACTACTGCTGTTTCTGCTGCTGCTCCTCCTGCTCCTTCTCCTGCTGCTCCTCCTGCTGTTACTGCTGCTGTCCCTGCAAAGAATTTCGATGCTGTTACTTCTTCAAACTTAGTATCACTGATCTCAGCTACACGTTTAGAGAGATGAACAATGTAATGAAATAGAGAATCGCCCGAAATATGGTTACCCTTAACCGTCCCAACAACAAGCGTCGCCATAATAGTATACAGATTCAGCCCGTTGGCCAGTGGTACCTTTAGGAGATTCTCATCTGGAGCAGATTGGAAATTACCGAACAGAGCGCTAGATGCATCCTGTCGCGGCGAATCAAAATATGTCAGGATTGTGTTTAGCTCTCCCTTCATATGCAGAGCAGCCACTAGTGCAGCCAGGAAAGACCAGATATTTTTCTGCCAATCTTTTGGCGTGTCATTCTTCCCGTTAAGCGCAGCAGCTACCTTTTTAGGCAAATCGTCCTGAAGCTCAATTAGCGATTCAATAAATCCAACATAGAATCCAGAAAACTTCGTCGTGAAATCACTCTGCCCCTGATCCAGATAGAATCCATCCCTCATACTATAGCCGGTCAGCAACCAGGCGTTGGCATTTGTTATACTATTGAAATAGCGTACCAGGGCTGTCTTATCTACCTTCAGCTGACTAGGATCCTTGGCAATAAGATCAATGATCGATGCAATAGATGTGATCACCGAATTGGAGAAAGCATCAGGGAAGAACTTGAGAATGGCATCTGTTAGCCCCGATTCGTCCTCTTTAAGTTTGTTATCAATGAGGAGATTAATTTTCGATTTAGATCCTCCAGTATTGTAACTGAAATTTATCATACGTACCACATCTTCAAAATATTCTTTGTTGTTGTGAGTCTTGTAAAGATTAAACGCAATCTCAAACAACTTCTCTTGATACATGATAGAATTTACCCATTGTTCGAGACGTTTATTGGGAGGTGTTTCGTCTCCTTCAGAACTCCAGTTTATTATAAGCAGCGGATTTGACGAAAGGGCCTCGGTCCATTTTACCTCGCGATCCGCAATCCCTTTAGTAATCATGCTCCATGGATCACCACCCCTCTGACGCCGTGTCGTCCGCCCGCCACGCGATACAGGCTTGATCTTGTGTTTCTTGAGTTGCATCTTCCCTACTCAGGACAGCCAAACTTGACGGTGGTACGAGGCGCAGTAAAACCTCTGTACAATCAGAGATGGCCGACGAACAGGGAGCAGATGAGTACAACCAGCAGCTCGACTACATGGTAGCAGACGAGGGCGAAGGGCCGGAGGAGCCCGAGGATACCGGTGCAGAGGCTCTCGACACCGCCAAGGCACTCGGCATTACCGAGGCACCCAGCGCAAAGACACAGGGACTCCTGGATCAGCACCCCGAGATCTGGCCGGATTATGAGGAGACCGTACTCGAAAAGATGATTATTCGGGATCCCTGGCCGCCCGTGACTGGAGCCGCCACCACCTCGGCTCACACCACCTATCCCTTCCTGACACTCTATGAGCGGACTAAGGTACTCTCATTGCGTGCGTCCCAGCTGGCACGGGGTGCACCACCATTCATTGACGTCCCCGAGTATCTCACGGATGTCTATGAAATTGCCAAGGCGGAGCTCGAGGCCAAGCGTCTACCCTATATCCTGAAGCGTCCATTACCGGATGGAGAGTATGAGTACTGGCGCCTGGCGGATCTGATGATGATCTGAGTCCACTGGCTACCGTTAAGCGAAAAAGCGAATCCGGTGAGCCGGTTCAATATACTCCTCACAGTCCTTCCCCACATCAAATGCCTCGTACCATTCATCCATCTGGCGAACAGAATGATTGACACGAAGCATCGGCGGCGCATGAAAATCCGATACCAGCAGCTGAGCCGCGCGCTTGATACGATCCTTGGAGCGCCACGAGACAGCGAAAGAGTGAAAGAACATGCGCTTCTCCTCCAGACTCGGTTCGCGACCCAGCTCAGCACGCAGACCCGCCATGGCGAACTCCAGCCCACCCAGATCCGCGATATTTTCAATCAGTGTCAGCTCTCCATCGACCTCCATGCCCCTGTACCGCCGACTCTCGTAGAGCCGTACCACCTGCCGTGCTCTCTTTCGGTACTCGCGATCGTCGTGTACCGTCCACCAATCCCGCTTGTCACCATGTTCGTCGTAGTTGCGCCCCTCCGAATCAAAGGCGTGACAGAGTTCGTGACCAATGGTGGCACCGATGCCGCCATAGTTCCAGGCCAGGCCGCGCTTCCTGTCGTAAAATGGCGGACGCAGAATGGCCGCCGGTAGGAGAAAGCGATTCTCATCGGGGTAGTAATAGGCGTTGACCTCAAAGACAGGACGACCCCAGTTGGTGCCCAACGGAGCCCTACATCCATTCTTGTGACGATGTATGGAGATATTCTGATCCGTAGCGACCGCTGCGAGGGCTAACATATTTCCCAAATGATCCGTGCGACTGAGAGCGCAGGGGGGTTTGAGGGCCCGCCATTTCTTGAGATCGGGCCAGCCCACTTCGATGTGGAGGGCCCTGATTTTGCGTACGGCCGCGGCGCGGGTGGAGGCGGCCATCCACCTTGTGCTACCGAGGGCCACCGCCGCCGCGTTCCGGATTCGCTCCGCCATGGCCGTCACGGCACGCTTCACGCCGACATCGCCGTATTCGTGAACCCAGAGTTGGCCGAGGGTGTTGGGAACCAGGGCGCGTATCATATCGTATTGGAGCTTTTCGGCTGTCTCATCGACCTTGCCTCCCTGCAGATATTTTATATTGTAGGCAAAATGGGCGCGACGGAGCGGACCATGGGGTGTGCCCCCCGCGGCCCATTGGGCCACCATGAGTGCCATCCAGCCGCCCCAGCGTTCGCTGCTCCAGGCCTTGAGGCGGGATTCGAAATGATGCAGATAAGGACGAGAGGTGACATTGAATCGCATCTGTTTGATCTCGGAGAGCTCATGCAGACCCCAGGCATCGAACATGACCTGCCAGTTGATATCCTTGTAGGTAGCGTGAAGCTCGGACCAGGTATAGGTGTCGATTCGCGTACGGCGTTCGAGGGAGCTGGGATAGACATGGGCAAACTCGCGTTCGGCACCGTAGCCGTGCTGCAAGGAGGGAAGACCTAGGATGGTGGCCAGGTGATGAACATAGATTCCGTAGGCCTTGCGATGATTAACATAGCGCGGCCAGTTCCAGTATTCGGGGATGCCGATGTGGGGATCGCCCTCTTCGATGAAGAGGCGGCATTTACTATGGTCACGGGGATCCCCTTGAATGTAGAGAGATAGCGGACAGGAAATACCGTAGCGATTCATCCAGCCGATGCGGGCGGCCACGTCGCTAGCAGTTTCTGTAGCCAGCATGAGCTGGAGGAGGGGAGAGAGAGCAGCCGTTGCAGTTGCCGTTGCCGTTGCAGTTGCAGTTGCCGTTGCAGTTGCAGTTGCCGTCCAGGCCGCAATCAGATCCGCGATAATGGTCTTGGTCTTGGCTTCTCGATCAATGATCCGCTTGATCTCACGGTTGATATCTTCGCGGATAAAGTAGGCCTGCGTGATGCGGGTCTCCGTATTCGGCATCCGCGTGTCGTGGAGCCAACGTCCGTCGTAGGTACTGAAAAAATCGTCGGCGTAGGAGCAATGATCGTGATCAGTGACTCGCTTTGCGGCTTTTCGCGTACGTCGTCGACTTCCTGTCATCCCTTATCTTCTTACCGCGATTTCTCCCTCCACGACACGAGTCTAGTGGCGAGAGAGTGAAAGGAATACGTCTGCTCTTTGCTGTTACTGCTTCTGTTGCTTCTATTGTTTCTGCAGCAACGATTAGAGCGACAGAGGGTTCGGCAAGTTGTATTAACATGCGTGCCCTTCCTACCGGTTACAGTCAGTTGTTACTTAGCCGATGATACAAAACTCTTGTTGGCCCGCCACCAGGTCCAGAGACGGCGCCCCGCCTCGCTAACAGTGTCTTCCCCTACGATCATGACGGCTGCGAGTTCATGGGGATGTTCGTCCTGCGAGGGCCGGCCAAAGAACTGCTGCCAGACCTCGGGAGGATAGTCGCGGGTTTCGCGACGCCAGCCATCGTACCAGACAGTGGCCGCATCACGGAGTCGTGGATCCGTAGCTGTCCGATATACCGGTACCGGCCACCAGCGCCCTTGCCAGCAGGGCCAAGGGCCACCAGTGTTAGGATCCCAGGTATCAGGATTGGCCCGCCGCGCCTCCACCACTGAACGCGGCATGTCCGCCGGCGGACCATTGTGAAAGACGAAGCTCCAGTTGCGACGGTAGAAGTCGATCCATGCATTGGGATGACGACGCTGCGCTATATGGATGGCTTCATGTTGGATAGTATCATGCCGGAGTGCTTCGGGGATGGAGTCGGGGATGATAATGCGATTGGGGGCGCGGGTGTGCGCCATGCCGGATTCGCAGGACTTACTCACGACCTGTATAAGGGTATCGTCGGGACCCTCTTCAGTCGAGTGGACCAGACAGTTGTTGCCACGGCGGGCTTCGGCGTCGAGGGGCGACCAGCTGGCGATCCAGGGGAGGTCGCGGGGATCGTCTTCTCCTCCCTCGTCGGCCGTTGGTGGAGGATGGACACCGCGCCCTGGTGTGGTGATATCGAGGGGATCCGATTCGGCCGGTACGGGCCATAATGGGTTGGTGAATCTTTCACGGTAACCAAAGAGCGGCCAAAGGTGAGCCATGATCAGCCCAATGATGATGCCTACCAATATCATCTGTATCATTCCCTATGCTGATGATACGATTCTTCCTCTGGGGCCTTGTCGCGGCAATGACGCTGCAGGGTTTCATTCACGCCGATGAATACGGCTCCGCTGTTGGGCTGATGGGGGGTATGTCCTTGACCATGTCCGTGTGGAGTGAATCGCTGTCTGAGGGGACGCGCTCACTCTTCTGGTCGAAGCCGTCCTTTGCGGGATTACCGCGCACTGTAATCCAGGCGGCTCTGAGAGAGACAGCGCGGCATCCTGGCATTCATACGGTACCGGCTCTGCGCAAGGCGCTGGATAGTCACAGCAAAGCCTGGACCGCCTTCCGCGACAGCGAAGTGAGCTGGATGTTGGATCATGCGGATCTCGTGGGGGCGATACTGGTGGAGCCTGATGCGCGAGCCCTCTGGAAGGTCTGGTCGGATCGGCTCAATATTACGGAGACTAGGATGGAGGATATTGTTCTCTGCAAGCTGCCCTCTCTGGACGTGGTACATTGTGGACAATTAGCGCACCAAAAGATTAATCTGCAAATGCGCGCGGCAATAGAGAAGAGAGCCGTTAGGGCATGGTCTGCAGTCTTGGCTATGGTGGCGCCGATTGATGTGGAGAACTGGTGGGGGGCTACGCAACCTAGTGCGAGTGCGAGTGCTAGTCTGTGGCCGATCTGGAATCGAATGCTGTCACAACTCCACAATATATCGGAGCCGAAGGATGGCCGTATAGCTGTGATACGGACATTGGCCGCCTCCATGGCGCACAACCTGACGATGAACAGTACTACAGACCGCTGGACACCGCGCCTCCTGGAATCTCTGTTGGTGGGGGAGCTATTGAGATCCTGCTTGCAGCATGTGGCAGCGCGGGAGGGGCGGGTACGTGAGCTCATGACGGCGACGGGAATAGCGGATCTGGTTGCGGCCCATGAGCGGATACTGAATGCCTCGCTGCGGGTTACCATGGTGGCGGCGGAACAGCGGATCATTCAGGACTGGTTTGGAGAGATGGCCTCTTATGCTTGGTGGCTGGGTGACGATATACCGGGGCTGGTACGACGGTGTTTGAACCAGCAGGCGGGGGATTGTGCTCGATCTGGGCCGACGGAGATTGCTGCTCTCTCGGCTCAGATGGATGAACGAATGCGGATCGTGGAGGATTGGGTACGACGACTCTTTGTGGGGATGTGGAATGCTTTGCCTGCGGTGGCGCTGCTATTCGTGGTGGAACTCGTGGCACTCTGTGTGGAGAGGCGATCACCTGCACCTTCAGTCTCTATGATGAATCAAGAGCCGCGCACCATAGTACTGCAGTTGCAGGGGCCGACTGGGCAGATTGTGGCGGAGAGGCAGATGATCAGCGGCTAGTTACGTGACTGTTTGCGGCTCTTGCTGTTACTTTTGCGATGGTTCCTTTTGGTTTTGCGATGGACTTTGCGATGGACTTTGCGATGGGTCCTTTTGGTTTTCTGAGTTTTGCGATGGACTTTGCGATGGATTTTGCGGTGCACTTTGCGGCTCTTGCTTTTGCGGTAGCCGCCGCCCTGTTCAGTATTAGATTCTTCGTCAGCATTATATCCTTTCATGTATTCGGTTTTGCGGGGCTTTTTTGAAGCGGGCGCGGGCGCGGTTGTGCTGGGTGTGTTTGAAGCGGGGGCGTAGACGGTTGCACCCAATGCATTTCTTCCTGCAAAAGCTAACCCTGGCTGTTCTCTCCTTAAGGCCGTAACAGCGTTGGGCGGTTTACGCCGTCCTGCTGCTAATGCTGCGGTTAAACCTGTGACCGGACCGGACCCTCCAAGCCCACTTTTATGTGCGCTTCTCGCGGCCTTCAGTCCTTCAGCCAATGCGTTTTGCCCAACTATGCTGTACAAAGCAGCTGTGCCTGGAAGGAGCTCTTTCTCCTTACGCGCCGCCGCAGCTCCGCTCACTGTTGGGCCTGTGATTGAGGTAAATTTAATAGCCTCAGCAGCAGCAGCTAGCCTTTCTGCTGACACTTTTTCTGCGGCATTTCTCTTTCTTTTTCCAGATTCGCGTATTTCTTGCTTGTTTCTAATATTGTTAATCATTTCATTCCACAATTTTTCATTCCCTTCGATGACTGTAGGAAAGTCCAGTTGTGGTACTGTGTGGTTTAAGCAGTCCCATGCTTTTAGTAAATAGTTATCCCTAGCGCTCTTATCTTTGAGTGCTCGTTTAAGTTCTTCCACACGAGCACTCACTAATGCTGCAGTCTTAGCAATAGATTCTGCTGTATTACCAGCAACTTCTGTAACTGTGTCAGTAAAAACCCCTGGTGTTTTGACTGTTATAATTGACGATGCACGGGCTAGCTGCGTCGTATGTGGCTTGCCCCTTGCGCACAAATTAAGAAGTGAGCATGTGGGTATAGTAGGAACTGGTCCTAGTTCTGACGCTATGCGAGTGCGTATTTCACGTAAGCGTCGATAATTGTGTGCATCATATATCAGTACCATGAAAAAACACCCTAACTCTGTTGCCTCAGCCGCCGCTAGTGTGGTGCTATTCCATTGTTTCATTAAATCTGTTTTACCTGTTTCTTGACGAAGTAGGTTTTTCGCATTCCCAGCAAAAATATTAACTGTATCAAGCTGTTTTAGAGCTGTATCCCAAGTAGCGGCTACATATGCTGCTCTTGCACTGGCAAGGTCCTCTTGTGCATTACGAAGTGTCACCGCATTTCTAGAATTAATTTGTTTTAGGCCTGCATCTGTTGGAGATATTGAATTTACTGATAGATTGCGCAGTTCATCCAATGGTATTTTAAGACTTTGAAGATAAGAGATTAGAGACATTTTATCTTGTGGTAGGATGGATGAATCTTTAATCCAGTTAGCTAAACATAACTGATATGATTTACTAATCCATGTTTTTTTGCTGTTGGCAATGTCTCTAATCACTTGAACAGCAATACTAACAGTAGGCGCTGCTGCTACCGCTGCTGCCCTACCCCAACCAACGGTCTGTGCAGCCATCCTCCACGTTGCGCCTAGTACACTACCCGTAGCTGCAGCAGCCGCCGCGACCCCCAATGCTGCTGACCCAATAATTGAGCTAGCAGCCCTACGAGCATTAGTAATCGCTGTTTCCAATGCCGCCTTAACTTCCTCAGGAGCAGGTGCAAATTGTGCACGCAACTCTGCAAAAACTTCGCCTGGTGTTAGGTCTGGGCAATTTTTGACTATATCAATAGGAAGTTGTTCTGCTAAATGAATAAGAAGTGCATTCTCTGTTTCATTTTGTTGCGCAGGTGTGATTAAATCTCCACCACCCGATCTTGCAGCGGGGGGGCCTGCAAATGATGTACCGTTAGGGGCTCGACCTGCAGCAGGAAATACAGCATTAGCTTCACCTTCACCCAATCCTGCAGCAGCATTGGGCAATACAGCATTAGGTTCACCCAATCCTGCAGCAGTGGAAAATACAGCATTAGCAACACCCAATCCTGCAGCAGCATTGGGCAATACAGCATTAGCAGCATTTGATGCAGCAGCACCACCCGATCCTGACATCCCTCTACTAATCCCCTCTAACTTTCTAAATCCACCTCAGATGAACAGTGCTAAAGAGCCAGAACCCGCACCTACAGAGGTACCGCTCACCAAGAAGAAGTTCCATAATGGCTGGACAAAGGAGATCGAGGTACTGATGGCCGAATGGGCCGACAAGGCCATCTGTTACCGCTGGATGCACGAAAAGACCGAACGCATATTTCACACCAAAGATCTAGGCTACATGTTTCCCGTCATTATCTTGAGCACCGTGACCGGAGCCGCCAATTTCGCCCTCAACTCCGTACTCTCAGACCCCACTGAGAAAACCTACGCGCAGCTCGGCCTCGGAGGGCTTTCTATAGCCACCGGGATCATCTCCACCATCGCTAATCGACTGGCCTACGCCAGTGGATCCGAAGCCCACAAGAGTGCCTCCGTACTCTGGGGCAAATTCCAACGTCTCATAGCCATAGAGCTCTCACTGCATCCGAATGAGCGCAACGACTGCATGCACTTCCTCAAGACCTGCCGGTCAGAGCTGGATCGCCTTATTGAACAGAGCCCAACTATTCCCAGTGACGTCATTGCCGCCTGTGCGGAGGCCTTCAAAGAATTCCCCAAGGTCAGAAAGCCAGAGATCGTCGGTGACATCGATACCACCCACATCTTCATGGATACGAACTCCCGACTCAAGGAGATGGCTAAGGAGGCCGCCATCACAATCGCACAGAAGAAGGGCGTACTCAAACAGATTGTCCTAGATGATCTCGAGCCGCGCATCGCCCGGATCATTGAAAGCAGCACACTGCCGGCGCTGCGCGAGGAGTTCCGTAGGAATATGCGATATACCACGGTACCGGCACACACCGAATCCAAGGAGCCGGCCGCGCAGGCAGCCGAACGTGCAGAAGAGGTAAAGAAATTGGCGGACTCGGGAGTCGTGAAGGAAATGCGTAAGAAGCTGGCGGACATGTCTATGCGTCACCCACTACCCCTGTCTCTGCCAGCAAAGGAAGAGACCATCGTGCACGTGATCCATGATGAGGACACGGTGGAATCTACTCCCGAGAAGATCTAAGGACCCATAGTACCGGCCAATGATCACTCCAGTCGCATTCACGACAGACACGATGTTCCTCTATTATCCATTGCGGACCCTTTATTGAGAAAGCACAGTGGTCGAGGATCTGGCTGGTTGCAGGAAACGTGGCGCCCATGTGTTGCGTCAGCCACTGGAAGTCCGAAAACCAACACATCTCTGTGTTCATATCGCCGCAGATCAGTGTAGTCATGGGCGGTAGGCGGGCCTCGACCTCTGTGAGCTGGTGCGCCTGTGACATGCGTACGGGCTCCGCAATAGGCCGCCATAAGTCATCACACAGTTCGTAGTCCGACTGCATGTGTGTGTTGAGCAAACGGAGAGAGTGTCCAGAGTTGTCCTCGAGTTCGATGCGGAACCAGCCCTTGGTCACGAAGTTGTCGAAGCCGATGGCGGATATGTAAGGATAGAACCGGGCGTCGGTGATACGCCAGTCGGTACGGCGCCAGGCGATGGCGAGGCCGGAGCCGAATAGGCCAATGATCTGGTGTTCGCGTGCGGGGCGGACAAAGGACCAGCCGGCGGCGGCGAAGGCGGTTGCCCAGGCAGTCTGACGACACCAGATCTCCTGTAAGGCGACGAGATTGGCATTGCGCGTTATCCAATGGACCATTTCACGAATGGGGGGATTGGTCCATGGGAAGCATTTGACATTGTATGTGATGAGAGATAGTTCCATTCCCTTACCGGCGGGGGCTAATGTTAGATGGAGACTTTACCGACGGTAACGTCTAGTCCGCTTACGCCGAGCTGCCCCACGGTTCTTGAGCTTTCGGCTTGCTCTCTTACGATGACGGTAGCCTCCCACCCTTACTCCAACTTGCCCTGCTGTCTTTCCATCTTTGTAAGTAGTACTGGTGGTACCTGCTGGAAATTTCTCTAACTTTTCTTTCACCTCCTCTGCGGCTGCTTCTGCGACATGTTCCAGGGTCTTGGTTTCAGGGTTCATTTTAACTTTTGGTGTAGTTGAATACCCTGGTGGAAGCGTTCCAGCCAGCCGTTGTTCATTACGTCTCCTCCTTGCGGCATTTCGTTCTGCGGGGGTTTCAGGTATAACATAATCCTTCCATCCCCTATCATTATCATATAGCGTACTAAAATACTTAGTTATGTTTGAATCCCCGCGTGCGGCCTTGATTTGTTCGACAGTTAATTCTTGGAATGCTGTTATGACACTGAGTTGTGTGGGTGTAAGTTTAGATGAGAATGTTGGTATTACAACGTCATACCCAAATAGGAGCCATAAAATATATTGCAATAGTTCTTCATCTGTAATATTCTTGGCCTGAGTTAGTTCAACCAAGTTCATCAGGCTATTGTGCGCATATAACCCCGTATTGTTATTGTCAAAATCTGGCATTAAAGTACGCAGCAGAGCATGTATGAAGATTATTGGATTTAGTTTTTCCCTTTTTAAGAATAAGTCATCTATGCCTTTGGCAACAGATGGTTCTTTAAGCCTCTCCTTAATTCCTGAATAGTTATACTTATACTCTTCTATCGTGCCCAATAACATCCTGGGCCATTCTGGTACTGCATCTGTCGATTCTATCGGTGGGTATTTTCCTTCTGCACCTGTTGGTGACGGTTCTTCACCACCGATTTGGTAGGCGCCACCTTTTGTTCTTCCAGCTTTGGTTCTGGCTGTACCTTTCGGCCCTTGCGTTGGCTTAGGAGTAACTGGTTTAGGTATTATTCCAGGAACTATTCGAGGAGCTTGTATTTCGTCAATTATAACATAAACTCTATCTATAACGTAATTATATTTATTTTTATTATTATCAAAATATTTTTCACAGTCTTTCAAAAGCCCTGCATAATATGTTGCAGGGCGTTCTTCTTCCACTTGTACAGGGAAATGGGTAGCATAAAATTCTTTATCTCCTTCTGATAAACGCTTACTTATAAGTGGAATATATACATCTGGGGTATACGCTACAACCTCATTGTCATCATCATTGTTGTAAGATATTCCTGAAAAGTTTCTTGATAGAAATGCTAATATGTGTACTGCATTTTCTCTTGATGGACTTGGTGATATTCCTTCAAGTTTAGAAAGAATATTATTAACTATTTTATTCCGTTTGGCATCGTTGGCACGTTTAAATTGTCCAAACGCGGATGAGAGATACGTTTTAACACTTAATATTTTCTCTAAAAACTGTGTTAGTCTATCTCTAATAAATATTTCTAAAAGAGTATCAACAGTAATACCAGGATTTAAAAGACTCCTAAATTCTTCATATACATTAATGAGAGCAAGATAGCGCTGTTCTTCTGCAAGAGCATCAACGTTTAGGATTTCCATCTGAGATTTAATATAATTATCCATAAATGAACCGGGTTGCAATCCACTAAATAATGATAGAATCTTAGTTATTTTGAGGTACGTTGGTGTAGACTGCATAGTCCGATTCGCATTATATGTAGTTCGCGCAAGATCAATTGCAGCTTTATTGGCAAAAGTAAGGTCAGGTTTTTTCTTTGATGACCATATCTCACAGATATGTGAGCTGGCGTTAGGAGTAAATAGTATTACTTCACGTTCAAACTCACCTGCACGCTCTTTAAAGAAGCGATCATTTGTAAGTGTTCCAACGGGAATGACTGGTGCTGCAGCGGCAACGGCAGCAGCGGCTGCTGTCGCAGCAGCCGCTGCTGCTATTACTGCTGGTGCTGCCGCCGCTGCTACTAAAGGTGCTGGCGGAACCTTATTACTAAGGGAAAGTTCTAATAATATAGACTGTAGTTTAGTAGCTAGATCGGTAGCAGTCTTAAATAATAGATCAATGGGATGCTTAGCAGGGCCACCGCTCACAGTAATTGTGATCTTAGATCCTGCTGCTGCTTTACCCTCACCGCGCACACCTTCAAGGCCAAGTGCCTCACAAAGAGCATTAACACTAGCACCTCTACTTAACGTTGCTGTACGTACACCTAAATCAATGCTTGTACAATCCATTGTCATAGTTATCTGTCCATCAGTATTAACCGCAAATGCCATTGAGATACCATAGAAATAATTAGGAATTGTAAATCCATACTTTGGGTCACGATCGTAGGTAGTTCCTAATATATTTGGGGGTTCATTTTTATATATAGCTTGGCCAATTCCACAGCCAGACCCTGCATCAGCTTTCCCAGTAATTAGATCATGTACTGTTACTGAACTAGATGCTTGTTCTAATGGATGACCATAGCCTGCATCTATTACAAAATGTTGACAGTTAAGCGTTGTTGTTAGCCTTGACCACATCTGAATCATTTCGTTTTTGTCGTGCATATTATATGTTCCAAGAAGTTCCAGACGTGAATTACCTCTAACGAGTGAAAGAAAATTAAGATATTCCTTTTCACCGCTTGATGTACTATAAGCGGCGAGCTGGCTATTCAGTGTTCCCTCATCACACAGCGGCGGCAATAGCGGCGGCAGCGGTGGCGGCGAAGTGTTTCTTCTCCTAGATTGTAATTTTTTTGCAAAGCTAATCAAGGTTACACCCTTCACCTCTATTTCTTTTGCAATATAATCTCCAAAATCATGTCCTGCATCACCGACTAGGAAGTTCAATGCGCATTCACTGTTGGCATATGTATCCATAAACGTTACAAATCTGGCGTATGCAGATAGACCTGTCGAAGCGGTTTCTGCCCGCAGCACTAGATCAACTATCGACATACCCTATCCATTAAGCATATTTATCTCCTAAGATATAACGCAAACTGCCAATCGCTACCTTTGACAGAAAGGGCATGTACTTGAGTTACCGCAGGCAGTTTACTGCCTCCATTCCTTGCCACAGTTCAAACACCGAATGAAGATCGTCATCGGCTCATCCGCCGCTCTCGTTTGCATCTCCCAGTACCGGGTCCGGGACTTGTGACACCGTTTGCACGTGAACATATCAGACCCCTCATCCTTCGACCCCTCCAACATTGTCGTCTCCCTCTTGAGCTGCTCATCCGCCAGTTCCTGCCAGTGTTCTGGGTAGAGTTCTCGTGCCGACATGAAGGCCACTTTCCCTGCATCAAATTCGCCCTCCTGTAGGCGTTTCATTAGCCGGGTATTTCCCACATAAGCCTCGGGGTCCAGATTCACAATGCACCGCCTGGCAATTACCTTGTAGATCTCGGCAAACTCGGGGTTCTCCCAGTGACGTCTGACGGATCGTTTCTTGGCCTCCTCCATAGCAGCATTGTAGATCCCACGTTCCAGAGAGCTGCGCTGTTCCGGACTCAATAGCTGATCCATGCGCGCATCTATCATAGTACTGATACGACTGCGAAGTGACATGATATTCGGCTATCATCTCTCAAACTGCCCTAGGTCAATTTTGGCCATAGTCCATCTCCAGTTCCGGTGCCGACTGCCATTTGGGAGCACGCTTACCTGGTGGAGCCGGTAGCTTCACACGTGCACGCAGACCCATGTCAATTCGCCGGTACTCGGGTTCCGCTGCCGTACGGCGCCGCGCCACCCTACGCTTCCCACCACCGCCTTCATCTCCATCGTCATAACAGTCTTCATCCACATCCACTTCATCCTCCTCTTCCTCAAGATCCTCCGCTTCCTCTTCTTCCTCTGCATCGATCTCGGCCTCGACCTCGGCCTCAACATCTACATCGACATCCGCCTCTTCCTCTTCCTCATCCTCCTCCTCACTATCTTCGCTAGCAATCTCCTCAAATCCGCCGAAGGCTTCCTCATAAAACGCCGCCCATGTTTCAACCGTCAGATCAATGGATCCCGTGCTAGTGCAGATAATGACCGCATCACCAAAGAGCAGTACCTCATCATGCGGTGGCGGGAGTTCGTGTTTGTTCTCCGTACCGGCCTTGCCTTCCTTCCAGCCCCAGAGTTGGAGCTGACCCGCCTTGCATTTCCAGACACCGATCTTCTCTGCCGGCTTGGTTTTGCGCAGCACTTTGGCTACGCTGACACCCGTTGGGACCACACCCGCTGCTAACACGGTTGTCTTCAGAGTACGCTGCTCTCCGTTGGCACTTAGTACGACTAACTGAACCATTACTGGTCCCAACCAAGGGGTGCGGATGATCGTCAAATTTGGGCAGCGTCTAAGCAGTCTGTCTTTAAGAAATGGTAATGGAAGTCAGCTACGGTCAAGGCACGATCAGCGTACCCGCCTATGCGGAATACACAGAAATCACGACGTACATGTGGCCGGGATTTCTGGGTGAATGGTCTTCACGGGATCAGCAGTTTGATGTATGGGAACTAACAGGTCCTCATGTATGGACAGATCGTTCCGACATCTGGGCGCCTCCGCTTTCCTGTATAGCAGTGGAGACAGTACCGGTTATGCGCTGGACTGTGGGTCTGAATAGATGGAGTCTATATCAAGGGTCTCAGGTTCAGATTCCTCTGCCTCTTCCTCAGGGACCTCTGCCACCGTCAAAGGGACCGTCAAAGGGGATTCGGCAACAGCCTCAGGGACCTCTGCCTCTTCCTCAGGGACCTCTGCCACCGTCAAAGGGACTGTCAAAGGGGACTCGGCAACAGCCTCAGGGACCTCTGCCTCTTCCTCAGGGACCTCTGCCACCGTCAAAGGGACTGTCAAAGGGGACTCGGCAACAGCCTCAGGGACCGTCACAGCCTCAGGGACAGCAACAGCCTCAGGGACCGTCACAGCCTCAGGGACAGCAACAGCCTCAGGGACCGTCACAGCCTCAGGGACAGCAACAGCCTCAGGGACCGTCACA